GTCGCGCCGACCCCGCGCAAGTTGCGATTCTTGTAGTACCTTTGCCCGATTCGATTTTGAAAATCTTACGCCGCTCTCAACACCTAATCGAATGCGTCCGCTCAACATCAAAGCTCGCATCTCATCTGAGATTGAGCGCGCATCTCGACGCTCAGACGAACGCGACAGCGCAAGCATCAGGCTAAGCCGGCTTACGTCCTGCCTGCCTCTTGTGAGCTTGTCTCTCTCGTCACGTGTGACGCATTGGTTCGCTTCTGCAATGGGAGTGCATGTCGAGTGCATGTTTGTCTTGGTCATGACGTGGCCCGTGCTTGGTCTGCACTTAATGCCTTGTGCGCTCGCTTATGATTGCGAACACTGCACATGCGATGCGCCCTGTCGTAGCCGTACCCGATCGCAGCTTGTCTACATCACGTTGTGGGTCATGTGCCCCGCCTGTCATGGCCCCATCTTCCACCATGCGCTGCACTAGCTCTGCATCCGTGATGTTATAGGCCTCTGCTGCGCGTAGTGTGCGAACCGTCGTAGTCATTTCGGCGTCGCCGTAGTATTCGCTTTTAAGGTGATCGCATCGACCCGTTGGGTTGCGGATTGCGAGCGAACCTCCACACCTTGGGCACGTGTCCATAGTCGTCACTCACACTCAAACACCTTGTTGCGTGCGTCGAGCGTGCCCCGTAGGGCATAGCCGATGCCGCGCATGTATTGTGCCACGGTATCGAAGGCGAGCGCATCGAGCGTTTCGACCACGACCACGGGCTTACACTCTTTGAGAGTGTACTGTGCCCCTAAGAGCACATCGACCTCATGATGTTCCACGTCGATCTTGATCAGACCCACGCGCGCCAATAGCGCCATGTCGTCAATGCGCATGGCCTGCACTTCCACCTTGTCTTTCAATACATCGTCGCGCTCAAGCGATGCCGTGTCATTGAGGCGTCGCCCTTTGGTGTAGAGGAAGCGTGCGCCTTGTGCGCTCGATGCTGCAACCTGCCTCGCCTCGACCTCTACGCGGTTGAGCGCGATGTTCACCAGCAAGCGCGCGAAGTTCTCCGGATGAGGTTCAAGAGCCATCACCTTTGCACCCATCAACGCGGCGGCTATCGCATACACGCCCGTATAGGCGCCCACGTCCAACACCATGCCCCCGGCACCCTGCATCACAAGCGACGCCCATGCGGCGCGCGTCTCTGGCTCCCACCGCTTGCCGTTGGATATGATGCGCACGATGGAATCGCTCTGGTCTGTCAGATGCACTCGCTCGCCGCCTACCATGATGCGCATCTTTGCCCCTACGTCAGTTTCGGACGTACCGAACTTTTGCGTCCATAGAGCGGTTGCCTCAACTGCTCTAAGCCGAACCATTCGCGACATGCCGGCGCATTCTTGTGCCTCATGCCCAAGCGCGAGCAATTGCCGTGCTCTTGTTGCTCGCTTTGCGCGTTGCGCACTACACACGTCCCGCACGCTTTAGGCGTGCCTGCCGGCTCTCGCTCAAACAGATCGGGCAAGTTGCCGTGCGGTCTCGATGATGTACGTCCCAACCCTTTGCCCTTGCCTGCCTTGCGCATTCTGCGAACGTCTCCCCGACAAACGTGTGAGGAAAAGCGTTGAACGGATGTCTCGGGTTTATGTGATCGCAGTAGAGGTCAAGCGTATAGCCCGATGCATAGTGCATGGGACTCGGATCACGCATCCTCTCGGGCATTACGTCCTCACATTGCCGAGCGCGCTCAACACTTGGCGCGCAATTGTCTCGCTCACATCCGCCGCATCGGCCACCGCTCTAACATCGTCCGCATTGAGCCATCGCCCTTCCACGAACACGTCTCCATTGCCGGCCGGGTCCAGCATCGAGTGCCATCCCCGCAAGTGTTTCATCTTGCGCAAGCGTCGCTCGGCGATGGCGTCGCGATCTAACTCGAAATGCTCCATATTCAACTCGATGTTCGCGAGCACATCGGCAATCTCATCTTGCAGCCATTGCTTGTTCGGCTTGCGCGTGATCGGCTCGCATTCGTCAATCCCTTGGATGATGCAGCGATTGATGGCGCTGCCTAGCTCGTTGGCTTCCTCGCCGAGCTTGCCAAGGTGTTTGAGGTCAATCGGCTTTGTCATCGGATGCCATGGGTTGAGCGCCCACGATGTCGCCGGGTTGCCGCTGTCGATTTCGTCCATCGTCTTTTCATCCATGGCACACCCTACAGATTGACCATTCCGCTTTCTGCCTCATAGACGCGCTCGCGCCACTCCGCTTGCGGAAACGTGTGCGCATAGAGGAAGGCGATTAGCTCGCCGGTTGAGAAGCCGCCACGGCAACCCTCTGTCACCATCGCCTCTTGCGGCCCGTACAAATGGCAATAGACCTCATACGCGCGGCGCGTCACAAGCTCATTGAGCTTGGCCGGTTTGCCGGCTCCCGGCTTCTGCACTGGATGCGTCGGCATTGCTTCCCCCAATCTCACGAACCGAATCATTCCCTCTCTGTTCACGTTCCACTGCAAGCTTGGCTTGCAGAATTGGAATCAACGTCCATGGGTCGTGTAGATGCTTCAGCGGCACCCACCGACCCAATCGCGCGTCACTATAGCAATCACCGAGTGGATACCGGCGAACCTCATACCCCCACTGCCACCCCAATATGAGCAAGCGGCCATGCGCCTTAAATTCCCAACAACCGATTGCCAAATAGACAAACTCATCCGTCGGCTCGTTCGCGTTGAGCACGCCCGAGCACTGCACAATCATGCGATGATTTGGCTCTCGAACCGCTTTCACATCAATGAAGCCGGCAAAGTCGGCCGATTTTTTGTAGGCGGCTCCCTCTCTCTTGGCCTTCTCGATTGCCGCCATCAACTCCTCTGCCGTGTCCCAAAGCTTCCACGTCATTGGCCCGCACTGGCGCGTCAACCAGCCATATCCCCCAACCTCCACCAACACCCCGCAATCGTGGTCACTCTCTGAATGTCTCCGCGTTGTGAAGCCCGCGCGCTTGGTCTCTATCAAACGCTTACGCGAGACCGCGCGCACAAAATGGCGACGCCTCTCGCGCAATGTTATCGCTGGATATTTCATGGCCAGATGCACACCGCCTGCACCGCTTCCTTTGGCGCGTCCTCTGGAATGTCGGTGAAATCGGCGTTCTCTTTCGTGTAGTGCCCTTCTGTCACTTCCCCCACAGTGTCGAACCCGTTGCCCTCTGCATCGCTGGCGAGAATCACCAACGCCTTCGGCGGCAACGTCTGCAATCTCGCAATGAGGTCTTCAACGGTCATCGTCTTGCCCTGTCCTTTTTGAGTTGCTCCGGACGATAGATGTGCAACGTCAGCCGGCACCGTAAAACACGCGAAGCACAACCCCCAATCTGGATCACCCTCCGGCCAAATCACCGCGCCGCACGAGTTGCACCGCGTCTCCGTCCATCCCGGCTCTAGCCACCAAAGCGCCATCTGTCATAGCCACATCATCATTTGACTGTGCCCCCACTCAACCATCACCCAATACCCGAGCAACACGAGTGCGGCACCAACAAGCGCCAGAGCTATACCGAGCGCGGTCCATTCGTTTCTCATCCTCGCTTCCTCGCTCGCTTGAACCCGAACGCTTGGCGCAACTGAGGCGAGGCCGACTTTCCGAACTTGCCTTGCTTTGTGACCATGTAGCCGCATTCGCAAATCTTGATGCCCTTCGGCTTGCCCTTGCCTTTTGGCTTTTTGCGTGCGCTCCGCCTAGTCATCAACCGTCATCCCGAATGCGATAGAAGCGAATCTCGTCACCCTTCAGAACGGTTTTTGTGTGCTCCCATTCGACATCAGACGCCTTGACCGGCCCAATCATCATCCCGTGCGAATGAGTGTTGCCGGGCAACTCCACCAACGTATCCGGCGGCACCGGACATGGACCGCCATCATGCTTGCGCCAGCCGCGCACATCCGGCTCGGCTGGCTTGCGCGCGTTGTCCCACGCTTCCCACGCCCACACCGCCGCCACGAGACACGCGAACCCGATGCGTATCAGTGAGAAGCGCGAGATTCGCCACTTCATTTTCTGTTCGGGGTTGAGGTCTTCAATTTGCAAATCGCGGCCATCGTAGGCAATCAATGGCCCCGTGTTGTGCAGATAGATTCGCATCGGCTATTCCTTCGGACGAAATAGAAACGTCATCACCCCACGAGCGGCCACCGCGCGCATCTGCTTTGCGATGCGATGCGTGGCCAACTCGCAACCCGGCGCACTCATGGCCATGCCCATGGCGAACACCGCGTGCGTGGCACGCCTGCGACATGAGCAGAGACGGCAGAGGCGCCGGGTTTTGACCGGCGCCACCGTCAACGGATGTTCGTATATCGAGGCATATCGTTGCGTCATGGCTTCACCACATCCACGCCACGGTCATCATCGCGATCACCGGGATAACCACGAGAAGCACGAACGCCGTCATGTCGCTCTTGATAAACGAGAGTCCCTTTTCCTCGCTCGCTTCCTCGCTCATCTTTGCTCTCCCTCCACTCGCGCCACATCCGCGCGAACCGCTCGCGCCGCTCTCTGCATTTCGCGCAACCTCTCAACATGCTCACCCCACGCCATCCATGCCAACGTGTAGTCATGTTTCGTCGGCCGGTCCCACACACCACCAAACATCCGCGCCGGCCCGGTCCGCAGTATCGGCGGCGGCCCCACTATCGAATCGGCCGGCGGATACAATGACCAATCGCCGTTATCAGCCCGCACGATTCTGAGTTTTTGTTTCTTCTGCGCCTTCATCGCGCCCGCCTCGTTGCCATCGCCTTGACCACTGCCGCCGGCAGCGCCTTTACAAGCTCGTTGCCCATCTGCCGCGCGAAATCCTCATAGAAGCGCACGCGCTTGGGAACCTGCGTTTGTGCCTTGAGGACGTACATCATTTGCAATCGCTTGCTCCGCCCGTCGCGCACATAAATCTTGTCGCCCATAAAAACGATTCGGTCGTTGGGAATGTTGCGAGGCCTCAACCGCTTCGGCACACCGTGCGGACCTTTCATCCCCATCAGCGTTCGACTCGGGATGGCAAGGTGCCCGCCACCCTTCGGCGTGCGTGCGCCGCCGGTCGCATGCAGTTTGAGATTGCCGCGCCCGAGCTTGTCATAAATCTCCGTCTGCAAATCGTACTTGGTCGCGCGTGCGCCTTTCGTTGTGAGCGACGCCCCGATGAATGACGGATTGCGAACCTTGACGCCCGCCGGCCACGTCGTGCCGATAAGGTAGCTCCGCACGTTTTCCGTGGCCGTGTTGAGCGCAAGCGACATCGCATAGGGAACTTGATCAATCGCGCTGCCGAGCGATTGCGCGTAGCGTACTAATTCATCCGCCCCAATGGTGACTTGAACTGCCATTTCACCCACCATGCCCATTCGCCATCGACACAACGCAACTCTGCCTCATAGGCCTTGGTTGCTGCCGTGCCCGCTTCCTCAAAGACCATGACGTGCGTCGCGCACCCTTCCGAGACCAGCGCCGCCTGCATCAGCGCCTCACGAACCGGCTCGACCTCGCCTCTCGCGTAGATCAGAACCGCCGTGTGCAAGGCTCGGTCGTACTGGCGTGAGATAATCATGGCTCACCTTCCTCAACCGCCTCAACCGTCTCCGCTGTTTCCGTTGCCTCTTTGCGCGCGGCCACGAACTCCCGAATCTCTCGCTCATTCTCTTTCAGCCATTGCAACGTCTTGAGCACCGCCTGCATCCGCATTTCGTAGAACTCGCCGTGCGACTGCCGCAAGGTGCCCTTGATATACATCCTCGCATAAACCGACGCGCGTGCCGAAAGCTCGCGCTCCACTTCCTCAATCTGCTGCGCCAGCGATACCGTCATGGCCCGCCGTCGTTGTCTGCTACCACCTTGCCGCCACGCATCGAGCCTTTGCGCAATTCCTCAAGCACGCGCTTTGCGTCCGCGTGCCGCTCATCATGCGGCCATGTCTCGACCCACCGGCTCAACACCGACTCAAGAGCGTTGCGCTCCGACACCGCCCACGAATAGCCGTTGACCAGATGCCGGAAATAAATACGCGCGCCCGTGGCGTTGGTTTGAAACGGCAGATTCATTCGGGCGCCTCGTACATCATGCTCGGGCGCACGCATCCTCCGATCTTGCAAAAGATGCGCTCGAACCGCGCCACGTCGCTGCCGAAATAGAAAAACATCTGCCCTTGCGTCGGCGATACGTCCGGCCCTTCCGGCACGTGAAAGCGGATGCGCGATTGCGCGAAGCATATCGATTGCGCGTGCCGCAACGCCACATCGAACCAATCAACGTCCGTCGTGTTGTTCGTGAGCATGACTGCATGCGTCACGCGGCGCGACTCAAACTCCCCCACAAGCTTGTCAACGAACTTCGGCGCTAGCTCGCGATGATATGGCGGATTCAGAAACACCCGACCCTTCCACGGCTTTGTCAGTCCGTCATCGGCAACAGTGTAGAACCGTTTCGCCTTGATCGTCTTTTGCGCCTGCTTACAACTGGCCGGATCAAGATCGATCGTCCCCAACACCTTGCGCACGGGGTCGATGTATTCGGCCGGCGTGTAGCGTTCGAACTCGCCCGTGCCTTCGGTGCCGCGCACCGTGCCGCCGACGTTGCCGTGAATCAGCCGGTTGATAGCAATAAGATCGTCGGGGTTGTCCAAATTCCTCGTCGACGAGGATTCTGCCGCGCTCATCAATCGTTGCGGAATTTTGGTGACGTTGCCAAACCCCAACGCCTCTTGATTCGCCTTCAACCATGGCATCCATTCGCCATGCGCCATCGTCGCTTTTTTCGCGATCAGTGCCTTCCCGCATTCGATGTAGTGCATCGTGCTATCGATCAGCGATTGACACGCCTTGCGCCACAGCCTGCCGATTTCGGCAGCGTCCCGATCGGCGCCGGGAACGAACGGCACGACATTGGAGCGCGCCTCGCGCAACGCGCGCAACTGCTGTCCCTTTGGCCCGAGAGCTTTCACCATTTGTCCACGTGCTCTGGCAACAACACGGCGATGTTGGCCTCATGAGCACGGCGAACCATGTCCGCCGTGCCCACGCCACCCGGAAACGCAAGCACCAACTCCGGATGATACTCGTCAATCATTTCCTGATTCCGCTTCGGACCGGCCGCGAGCCCGTGCTTGTCCCAATCGGCCGGATGATGAATGAGGCGCACGCTCTCCTGCTCAAGACACCAACGTAGCGCCAGCATATCGGCGCCCTTCGCGCCGCCCTCGATGATTGTAAGCACGCCGTAACGCTTGCGGAGCGCATCGAGCGCCATGCGCATCTTGCCGCTATCCTTGTAACCCCGACCACCGCAGACGAGCACCCGCATTGCGCACCTACTTGATTGCGAAGTTCGGCATAACGACACATTTCGTAAATGTCACGTCGGCATCGGGGTCGCCGACAAGAATCGCCGTGCACTGATGCTCCGCTGCATCCTTCTCAAGATGCAGCCCGAGAATCTTTCGCTTCGGCCCGAGCACGACCCATGCACGCGATGGCGCGAACTTTATATGCTCGGTGTAAAACATTGATCGGCCTCATGATGTCGTCGCGTTCTGCCTCGCCTTTGCATACGCGATTCGACGGCTCGTGATCCACCCTTTTGTGGAAGCGGACACCGTGCCGGCCGGCATGATGTGCTTGATATCGTGCGACGGCCACACCCCCGTCTTGTCTCGATACTGATTCGCCGCCCACCCTTCCTTGTAGCCGTGCAAGAGCCCGTACGCCTTCAATTCCGCAAAAAACGTAGCCTTATCAATCTCAAGCTTCTCTTTCGGCGTGCGCTTCAACTCGCGCAACTCGCCTTGCTCCGTTTTCACTTTCGAGACCATTTCGCCCTTGTGTCCGCACTTCGGACACCCGCCCGTGACGCGAGGCGATCGGACGAAATGACACTTCGGGCATTCCTTCGGCAGCCGGATGTGATTCGTGCGGTTCGCGTGCAACGCCGCCTTGCCGTCATGCAGCCCGGTATAGCTCGCGTCGATGTCCGTCACGAACCCGAGCCGGTTGTGATTGTCGGAGTGATCGAGAATCAAACAATCCTCTTTGCCTCTTGCCGTGCGCAATCCCCTTCCAACGATTTGCACGAACAGCATGTCCGATTTCGTCGGCCGGCACATCGATATGCAACGCACGTCCCAATCGATGCCCATCGTCAACGTGCCGACACTGACGACAACTTTCGTGTTGCCACTGTGAAAGTGCGCCTTGAGCTTTTTGCGTTCGTCCGGTGTCGTGTGCGCATCCTGATAGCCGCACTCGATGCCCTCGGATTGGAATTGCGCTTGCAGTTGCTTGGCGTGCGCGATGTCAACGGCATAGCAAAGCGTCGGCTTGTTCTCTGCCAATTGCAGCCACGTGTGCACGGCATCGGCAACAAGCCGCTTTTCCTGCATCACCTTTGAGAGTTGGCCCTCGTGGAAGTCGCCGCCCACCGTGCGCACGTCGGCGAGGTCCGGATGCGATGGCGCATACACTCGGAAGTCGCTCAACAGACCTTTCTCGATAAGCTCTTGCGTCGTCGCCGCAACAACGCGCTCGGAATAGTACGCGCCGAGCCCTTTCGTCCAAGGCGTCGCGCTCATGCCGATGAAAGGCACCTTTTGCCATCGAGGCTCTTGGAACCAATCGCCATAATAATCGAACCACTTATGGCACTCATCAACGAGCACGATATCGGCCGGCGGCGGAGCGTCGCGCTTCATCAGCGTTTGCACGCTCGCGATTTGCACCGGCTTTGACCAATCCGTCATCCAGTGACTCGCCTGAATGACTCCCATGCCGTCGATGCCCTGTTGATAAAACATATCCACGGTTTGATCCACGAGCGACACGGCCGGCACCGTGTAGAGCAGTCGCTTACCTTTCTCGCGTGCGTGGCGCACGATCGCAGAGGCCAACACCGTTTTGCCGTAGCCGGTCGGTGCTTGACAGCACACTCGCAATTTTCCTTCGCCAACGACCTTGCGCAATGTTTTCAATGTCTCGTGTTGGTCGTCGCGTAGCTCGCGCATCGTCAAGCACTCCTCTCTCGCAAAACGTCGTTCCAATCCGTGCCCACCTTGGGCGGAATCTGTAAGCGGTCCAGATGCCCGAGCCCGAGCGCATGGACTCGAGTCAGAAGCGAATAGGCTGCCGCTTGCCCGGCGCCGTTTTCGTCGTTGTCGCCGAATATCCACACGCGCTGCACAACTTTCGGCGGAATCCACCGAGCTAGCAGCGCATCGTTCGTTGCGGCCCAAACCGGAATCTTGAAAATCACCGACGCGCTAAGCGCGGTCTCGATGCCTTCGGCGATTCCCATTTCCTCCGCCGGCTTCATCAACCGAACTGCGCCGCCGGCCGGCACGCCGCCGGGCCAAAACATTTTCTTGGGCGTCACATCGGCGAGGTAGGTTCGATGCAGCGTGCCGAACACGCCGTCATGTGTGCAGAAGTGCGCAAGCATGACCGGATGACGCTGCCGCGCGGTCGTCTTGTGCGAAAGTGTGCAGAAGCGGAGCGAGTAGAGACCGCCAAGCTCGATGCCGCGCCAGTTGAGATAATCGCGCACCGGATCGAACGCGCATTCTTTCGACGCGCGCCAAATCTCCAACGCGCGGATGCGCGCCTCATTCGGAGGCTTCGGCGTAAAATCCGGTGTGACGCCGAGATAGGCCTCGACCTCGCGCGCCGCGTGCGCGAACGTCCACCCGTGCGTCGCCTGCAAAAGATCGAAGCCCGAGCCGCCTTTATTGTCGCAACTGTTGCACCAAAAGCTCCCGGTGCCCTGCCAATCGACAAACCTCGCGCGGTCTTTGCCGCCGCAACGCGGACACGCTTGGTGCTTGCCATTGAGAAACGCGAGCGGCACGCCAAGCGCCGGCAAAATCTCGCGCCAACGACCTTTTGCGGCCTCTGCTGTCTTCACGTGCGCGCCCCGCCCTAAAACGCTCTCTAGCTACGGTGCTCTCAGATTCTTCGGCCTCTCCCCATCCACAACTACCGTAGGGAGATTCTTATTGACTGTAAGGGACTTGGCTCGCCCCACTCCCTTTCCCTCGTCCCCATAGGCTCGCCGTGCGTTGGGCAAGCCGGTTGCGCCGCCATGCGTGCTGGCGGTTGGCAACGGAGGCAACGGAAAGGGAGTAGGCCGGCTCGCGTTGCCGTCCCTGGCGCTTGCGAAAGCCCCGGCAGCGCCAGCCGCGCGTTAGCGGCTCACTCCTCGCCGGCTTCCGACCTCGGAACCGATTGATGTCGTTTGGGGTTGTGTGAGACGCAAAGGCTATGATATGCGTTCACTTACCCCAATCCGCCGGCAAACGGTACGGGTCATTTGAGAGGCACCAGCACTTCCCGGCTGGTGCCTTTCGCTTTCTCAGAAGTGTTGAGCCTATGCCGCTCGCCGCCGTCGAGTCCACCCCCAATTTTTAACGTCCAGATGTAGCGCCGCCGCGCGACGCGAACGCTAGCCCTTGGTCAAGCTCAGTCTTGGAAAAGCGGCGTTGATTTCGTTCCCAATATCGGGTCCATGAGGCACGCTTGATAATGCCAGAGCGCGAGCGCATCGCCCTGGTCATCGTTCTGCACATCCCATCCCATCGCCTTGCAGCGCTCGATAGTGAGCCGCTTTGCGAGGTCGCGCTTCAAGTTCGCGCCGATGAAATGACACCGCACTTGTGAGACGCTCGCCTCGCGCAACTCGATGTCATGTTCCGGCGCCCATTCCTCCAACAACTCGCATAGGCCGATCAGCAAGCGAATCGTCCCGATGTTGGTTCGCGATGTCATCGTGAAAGGCAACTGCGGCGACTCGTACACAATCCAATCGATCTTGTGCGCGCTGCAAAAGAGCCCGAGCCATAACCGATACTGCTTATAAATTTGCGGTCGCGTCGCGAGCGGCTTTCCGAATCGCTGCTGTCCGAACTTCGGCGTCTCGCCGGGCTTCCCCCATGCCCAGCCAGTGACCGTGGCCAGATCGAGCGCAAGGATGTTTTTCGCTTTCGCCATCGGAGCCGTTTGCCTAGCATGCCCGTGTTCGCCGCCGTCCCTGAGAGCACCGTGGAAATCGAGCGGCGACTTATCATAGCACCCGCCAACGAGGACGAACAATGGACAAGCACGGACCACTGACTCCGGCAGCCGCCGCCGTTTTCCAATTCAAGTATGCGCAACGCAACGAGACAAAGCGCGATGTCTGCAATCGCGTCGCCGCGATGCTCGCCGATGACGACAAGCACTATCGAGCCTTTCGTTCCATCATGCTCGACGGCCGATTCTCGCCCGCCGGCCGCATCCTCGCCGGTCTCGGCACCACCAAGCGAACCACTCCCTATAACTGTTTCGTGTCCGGCCCCATCGAAGACTCGCTCAATGGCCCCGGCTCAATCATGGACCGCCTCGCGCAAGCCGCCGAGACTCTTCGGCGTGGCGGCGGCATCGGCTACGACTTTTCCACCATCCGACCGCGCAATGACAAGGTTCGCTCGCTCGACTCGCGTGCGTCTGGCCCGTGCTCTTACATGAATGTTTATCACGCGATGGCCGACACGATTTCATCGTCTGGCGAACGGCGAGGCGCGATGATGGGCGTCTTGCGCGTGGATCATCCGGACATCGAGGAATTTATACACGCCAAGCAAAATTCCGACCGGCTCAACACGTTCAATCTGTCGATCGCCATCACCGACGAGTTTATGCACGCGGTCAAGCACGGCCGACCCTTTACACTGCGGTTCGAAGGCAAGCCTTATCGAGAGATTGATGCCGCCGCTCTATGGGAGCAAATCATGCGGAGCGCATGGGATTGGGCAGAGCCCGGCGTGATCTTCATCGATCGAGTCAACGAGTGGAACAACCTCAACTATTGCGAGACGATTGCCGCCACGAACCCATGTAGCGAGCAACCGCTTCCTCCGTTCGGCGCGTGCTTGCTCGGTTCGTTCAACCTCACCAAGTATTTGCAGCCCGCCGGACCCGGCAAGAAATGGCGGCTCGACCTCGACATGCTTGCCGACGATGTGCCCGGCGTCGTGCGCGGCATGGACAACGTGACCGATGTTGCGTCCTACCCGCTGCCCGAGCAACGGCAGCAAGCGATTGCGACTCGCCGGATGGGTCTCGGCGTCATGGGCACCGCGAACGCGCTTGAAGCGTGCGGCCACCCGTACGGCACGGAAGGCTTTATTGAGTTGCTCGATGAAACGCTCGGCGTTCTCAAGAATGCGGCCTACCACGCATCGGCCATGCTCGCGAAAGAGAAAGGCGCGGCCCCGGCCATCACGCAAGCGTATCACTCACAACCGTTCATCCGCACGCTACGCGCCGACGTGCAAGCGGCCATCGCCGAACATGGCGTCCGCAACTCGCATCTGATAAGCATTGCGCCGACCGGCACGATTTCGTTCGTGCACGACAACATCAGTAGCGGCATCGAGCCCGTGTTTGCAGTGTCGGGCAAGCGCGTCGTGCAAATGCCATCGGGACCAACGACCTATGATGTCCAAGACTACGGGTTCGCAGTGCTTGGCGTATCTCCGCGCGAGGCTTCAGAAATTTCTGCTCAAGAGCATATTTCTGTATTGGCCTGCGCTCAAAAGCACACTGACTCGGCTGTTTCTAAGACAGCCAACGTCCCGAGTGATATGGCGTGGCGAGACTTCCAAGCGCTCTACTTCGACGCCTTCGAACGCGGATGCAAATCTTGCGCGACGTTCCAAGTCGGAGGCAAGCGCGGCGCGCTCTTGCAAAAAACCGACGATAACTCGGGAACCCCTTTGATCGATTGCGACGAAGGCGGATGCGCCGCTGTGAGCGCCGCGTAAAAAAAAGAGGCCGCGACTCCCTTCGACGGGGGTCGCGGCCTTGAGGTTCTTAGCACCCTGTATCGGGATGCGATTCCTACCGGACTCTGCCGGCGCCGTCTACGCGCTGCCTTGCGCTTCCGTGTCCGTCGATAGCGCCGACGACTCGCGAAGCTCGTCAACGAACCGCTTTGTCGGCTTCTCTTTCTTCGGCGCCTCTTGCTTCGGCAGATCGGCGAATAGCGCCAACTGATGCTTTGCCTTCTGCGCCTTCGCCAACTTCTGCGCCATCTTGCGGTCTTCGGCTTCCGCGTCGGCAATCCATCCCCGAATCTTCTCAAGCGCGCGATGCACCTTAACATTGAGGCGCGCGCTTTTCTGAGAGACGCCGGCCGACGCCATGCCCTCATAAAGCGCGGTCATCTGCTCGCGCTCGCGCCGCGCCGTGTTCATGAACCGGCCGCGTGCACTCTCGATTGCGTCGTAGCGCTCCAACACGTCTTTGAGGAATTTGTTGACGCGCTTTTCGGATAGGTCCGCAACCGTCTCCGTCATCTTCGCCGACTTTGCCATTTGGGACTCTCTCTCTGGTTGGAATCAGCGGCCGGGACTCGCAAGCCCCGGCCACCGCCTTGCCGATAGAAGTGTGCCCCAAGCGAACGGCGAATGCTACCGGCCGACACTCGCGCGCTCGCGTCCCTTTGGCCGGGCGGCCCGGCGTGCTTTCGGCTTGAAAACGTCCGGCCGCATTTGCTCGGGCGTCTTGCCGATGACATCGGTGATAGTGTGCACCCACTCGATGGGAACCCGCTTCCACTGATACACCGCCGCCCGGTTTATGCGGCATTTTCTGGCGATTTCGCTAGCGAGGCCGCGAGTCTTGCGGACCTCTCGCATGATCGGGTCCAGCCCGTTCAATGTGTTTGGCTTGCTCATTTTGGCGAGCCTACCTTATCAAATCCCGCTTGCATAGGGCCGGGAGCCATGGCACAACCAATGCCTGCGAATAGCCTAAACACCTAAACCGGAGCAAAGCAGATGAAAAAGGGTCTCTCACTTACCGAGCTTGCCGCCGAAATCGATCGCCGTGCCGCCGCGAAAAAGGACATGATCGTTCCCGCCAAGCACATGGAAATGGCGACGGACGGAAAGCACTTGGTCATAGCCAACCGCGAATCCTTCGGGGTCAATAAAATTGCGCACGAGCAACTCGCAACGGCGGTCGAAATTCCCAAGAAATACTATGATCGCATGTTGAAAGACGCGCCCGAGCTATTGGCTCGCAACGTCAACGAGTGGCTCCACCGGCAAGATGACAAGCGCATGGTGCGTACGCTGTTCGGCGACGTGCGCGCGCTTCTGTCCGATCGCTATCGCCCGCTTGAGAACGAGGATTTGGCGCAAGCCACGTTGCCGGTGCTCTTAGAGCTTGGCCTCGATGTCATGTCCTCTCAGATCACCGACTCCCGGCTCTACATCAAAGCCGTGGACCCCAAGGTGACGCGCGAGCTTCAAGCCAAAGGCGGAGCATTCGGCGACGGCCAGCACAACATCGTCCGCGTACTCGCGCCGGCCATCACCATCAGCAACTCGGAAGTCGGCCAAGGCGCCATGTCGGTACTCGGCGGAGTCTATGACGGCTTTTGCTCCAACCTCGCCACGTTCGGCGAGCGGAGCACGCGCAAGTATCACGTCGGCGCGCGGCACGAAATCGGCGAGGAAACCTACGCGCTGCTTTCGGAGGAAACCCGGCGCAAGACGGACGTGGCCACATGGGCGCAAGTCGCCGACGTGGTTCGCGGCGCATTCAACCGCGCTCACTTCGATTCGCTTTGCGACAAGATCGCCGAGACGCAAAACGACAAGATCACGGACCCCGTGGAAGTCGTGCGGTTGACCTCTAGCCGCTTCAGCCTAACCGAGACGGTTGGCAAGGCCATCTTGCAGCATCTTGTGGAAGGCGCCGACCTCTCGCGCTTCGGCCTCTACAACGCCGTCACTCGCGCGGCGCAAGACGTTGACGACTACGACGATGCGACCGCTATGGAGCGCATCGGTGCTCAGATCATCGAGCTACCACGCAACCAATGGCAGGAAATCGGCGAGCCCAAAGCCAAGGCCGCGTAACCAGATCGCCCACGGTTCAATACGCGCCGATGGGCGTAGGGCGGATGCGATGTCCACAAGCGTTGCATCCGCCCGCCTCTTACCAGATCGTCGCCGGCCCGCCCCTGGGAGCGGCGACGTAGGAGGACGCAACGGGCTGCCCTGTTGCGTCCTCCGCCCTCAACCCGGAGCAAAGCACATGAAACGAATCGCCTTAGCTGCCCTCGCCTTGGCACTGTGCACGAGCGCCGCCGATGCCGGCGGACGTGGCAGAGTGTGGAAAGGCCTCTTACTCGGTGCCCTAATCGCTGGCGTCGCCGGCCCTGCCTTCGCTGGCGGCTACTATGACGGTCCGCCGCGCGGCTACTATGACGACGGCCCGCGCTATCGCTTTGAGGATAGCCCGCGCGCACGCTACGGCTACCCAAACAACAACCCCAACGCCTACGGCTATCGCCCGGCACCGCGCCCGCCGTCCGTGCCGGTTGAGCCTGCCTTCTGCGAACGGCACGACACGATCTATGTGCCGAGCGCCAACAAGTGGATGTGCAAACCCGTCATGGTGCCGCGCTCGCGCGACGGCTACTAAACCAGATCGCTAACCGGACCCCCCTATAGCTTTCCGGTTGGCGCTAGGCGGATGCGACGGGCTCGCCCTCTGTCGCATCCGCCGCATCGTTCCAACCCGGAGGCGAAAACACAAATGCTTTTCCTCATCATCAGCCCGCTTGCCCGCACCATTGTTGAGTACAACGCCGACGACCTTGCCGACGTGTATCCAGCCGCCGGCCTCGACCCCTTGCATTGTGACCACGGCTATATTCGCGCCATCGGCATGGGCTACATCGTGCATGAGTTTGGCCTGTTCACGCCGGTAAGCCAGCAACGCTATTTCGGCATGTGCGGCCGGTTGATCGCCGGCACGTGCATCGCGTACGCCGCCGATGACATCGGCGAAACCGTGAGCATCGATTGCGTGCCGCTCGTGACGTGGTTCGGCAACGACCAAGACGCGATCGAGCGCGCCATTTGGACGGGCGCCGTGCAACGGCCCGTCATATCCGCGAACGGCATCGTGACTTGGCATTGGCCCGAACCTGCACCGAAAGGAATGATGCGCCCATGATCATCACGAAGTGGAATGGCAAGCCGATCACCAAGCCCGGTTGGTATAGCGGCATCCCCATCGATCGCTATCACTCGCGCGGCATATGCAAAGGCCTCGCCGTATCGTCCACCGACTTGCGCACGTGTTGGTCGAAATCCGCCGCGCATATGTTTTCGACATGGGTTGAGAACCCGAAAGCGATTCCGCGCAAGACGACTCGCGCTATGATACTCGGCGCGGCAGCGCATCATCTGTTTCTCGGCGAGGATGGATTCCGGCTCCGCTTCTCAAAGCAGCCCGCGACCTATCGCGACCGAACCACCGCCGAGACAAAGCCGTGGAATGGCAACGCCAAGCCGTGCCGGCAATGGGCGGCAGAGCAAACCAAGCTTGGCCGCGTGATCGTCACGCAAGCGGAGCTTGAGCACATTGTCGGCATGGCCCGATCGCTCACCCTTGAGCCGCTCATCAATGCCGGCATTCTGCGCGGTCACATCGAGGTCTCTGGATTCTTCAAGCACCCGGAGACCGACCTTTGGGTAAAGGTTCGGCCCGATGTCATCCCGACCGATGGCGGAGACTACGTGGATTTAAAAACTGCGGCGGAGGTCACAAGCCCGGCGCTGCAATACGCAATCCGTGCCTACGCCTATCACCAGCAAGCGGCACTGATTTGGGAAGCCGTGGAAGTCATCGACCCGACCGCGCCTTTCCAGTTTTTCACTCTGATGTTTATCGAGACGGCGCCACCGTACTGTGCGCGCGCCGTCCCGGTTGACCCCGACGATTTGGCGCGCGGCCGATTACAGAACCGCGCCATGCTCCGCAAGATCGCCTCGTGCATCCGCGAGGATCATTGGCCCGGTCCGGCGGAGAATGATTTGCGCTCGCTCCCGTTGGCCACGGATGAGCGCGCCCGCATTGACGCACGTTTAACCCGAGAGCTACCCGGAGGCGGACCATGAGCACGGACACGACGATTGCAACGACACCCATCCAACGGCTAACCCGCGACATCGCGAGCGCCTCTGTCACCTTGAGCGAGGCGGAGGTTCGCTTTCTCGTTGATACCTACTACCAACAACAAGAGCAGCGCATCCGGAGCGATGGGCAAATCCGCTCAATCCAGCAAAACCCCATCGAGACCGTTGACGACAAAACCGGCGAGGTCGCCAAGGCCATCGAGCCGCACTCCGTCTTGCAATGGTTCGCCACTCAGACGGAAACGCTTGAAGGCCAAATCAAGCGCGCGCTCGGCAAGTATGTCGAATCGCATCCGGTTGGCGAGTGGCTCGTGTCCGTGCACGGCATCGGCCCGGTGATTGCCGCCGGCTTGCTCGCGCACATCGACATCAACAAGGCGCCGACAGTCGGGCACATCTGGCGATTCGCCGGGCTTGATCCAACCGTGACATGGGCACCGAAAACCAAGCGGCCCTGGAATGCATCGCTCAAGGTGATTTGTTGGAAGGCCGGCGAGTCGTTCGTCAAATTCCACAATCATGAGAAGTGCGTCTACGGGCACATATGGGCCAAGCAAAAAGCCGTCTACATCGAGCGCAACGAGCGCGGCGACTATGCCGAAAAGGCGGCAGCCACGTTGCTGGCGAAAAAGTACCGGAAGGAAACCGAGGCCTATAAAGCGTATAGCGTCGGCAAGTATCCGCCCGGTCGCATTCACGCGATGGCGCGGCGCTACGCCGTCAAAATTTTCCTCGCCCATCTGCATGGCGAAATGTGTCGGCGCATCCTCAACATCGAGCCGCCGATGCCGTACGCCATCGCGCACCTTGGGCACGCGCATTTGATTAAGCCGTAAGACCAGAGAGCACCATGCTTCGCGAGCGAGCCTAAGCTTTGAGCGAGTCGTAATCCCCGAGAGCACCATCGGAGTTGAACGAGCCAATCGGACCGAGAGCACCATGCTTCGCGAGCGCGCCGTACAGCGAGAGAGAACCGAGCCAAATGAGCGAGCCGTCGAAATAGAGCAAGCACCAGAAATGCGAGCGAGCCACAATCAGCGAGAGAGCACCGAGCCAAATGAGCGAGCCATGACACACGAGACACCCGAAACCCATGAGCGAGCCTAGAGAGATGAGAGAACCGTTCTCTCCTGAGCGAGCCACATGATGCAAGAGCACCGATAAGCGCGAGCGCGCCGAATCAGTCGAGAGAGCCCGGAGCAAACGAGCGAGCCTGTAATCCGAGAGAGCACCGTAGGACGTGAGCGCGCCGTACTCATAGAGAGAACCCGGAGACAACGAGCGAGCCCATCAGCGAGAGAGCGCCGAAAACAACGAGCGAGCCGTCTCAAGCGAGTCGCATCAATATCATCGAGCGAGCCAGAGGCCAAAGAGAGCACCGAGCCCAACGAGCGAGCCGCCTTTGCCATGAGAGTACCGGATAGCGAGAGCGAGCCATATCCCGAGAGCGAACCACAGAACACAGAGCGAGCCGAGCCCCACGAGAGAACCAATTTCGTTGAGCGCGCCCTAAGCGCAGAGAGCACCGAAACCGACGAGCGAGCCGTAGCGCACGAGAGAACCGTCTGCTGCAAGCGAGCCTTTGCAATTGAGAGAACCGAAAAGGGAGAGCGAGCCGTCTGCGTCGAGAGCACCAGCACCTAAGAGCGAGCCTTGCACGACGAGAGCACCATTCCGCGTTGAGCGAGCCGTTAGAAGCGAGCGCACCCGAACCAAATGAGCGAGCCAAACAAGCAAGAGAGAACCCAGCCCTGCGAGCGAGCCACACAGAGAGAGAGCACCGGAACCCCTTGAGCGAGCCGTCTATGCCGAGAGAACCACTTGGACTTGAGCGAGCCGTCTATGCCGAGAGCGCCGCAACCCTTGAGCGATGCCAAAGCCTTTGAGCACATTCGCCGTAATGCAAGAGCGCGAGCCATACTGCCCGAGAGCGCCGTACCCACAGAGCGAGCCAGCACCGTTGAGAATACCCGTCACGCATGAGCGAGCCAGCCCCGTTGAGAGAAACCGAAATACGTGAGCGAGCCGATAATGCTGAGAGCACCGTTGCCTGAGAGCGAGCCATGTTGCCCACGAGAGCACCGAATACGACGAGCGAGCCCGAACCACTGAGGAATCCGAACCATCAAAGCGAGCCAGCACAAGCGAGAGCACCGAAAGCAGCGAGCGAGCCATGTGAAAGTGAGAGAACCGAGAGCAGCGAGCGAGCCCGAACCGTAGAGAGTACCGTCGTCGACGAGCGAGCCCGCGCCACCGAGAGCACCGTAGTCGCCGAGCGAGCCGGGTCCGTTGAGAGCGCCATAATCACCGAGCGAGCCAATTCGCGTCGAGAGAACCATCGTCGCCGAGCGAGCCACTCGCCGATGAGAGCACCGAATACAGCGAGCGAGCCATTTGCCATCGAGTAAAACCACCATCGATCCCGAGAGCACCGAATCCTTTGAGTGAGCCACCCACATCGAGAGCACCGAATCCTTTGAGCGAGCCTTGACCGTCGAGAGCACCGTAAGAAAAGAGCGAACCGTGCCATCTACATCGAGACACCCAAAGACGCAGAGCGAGCCGTTCCAAGCGAGAGCACCGAAACCCCCGAGCGAGAGAGACTGATGCGCCTTACACTTTCACCTGATGTCGAGCCGTGCCGCATTCTTGACGGCCACTATGCGACCTTGCCCGGCAAGCGCGAAGGCGCGTTTCAATTCAAAGGCCCGCTCGGGCGGTTGCTCGTCATTTCGAGCGGCGTCGATGCGCGGCACGGTTGGGAACACGTGAGCGTCTCGGCGCGCGATCGGTGCCCGACATGGGATGAAATGTGTTGGGTCAAAGACATTTTTTGGCACGAGAATGAGACCGTCATCCAGTATCACCCACCGAAAGCGGAGTACGTGAATTGTCACCCGCACTGCCTCCACTTGTGGAAGCCGCTCAAGCACGCGCTGCCGCTTCCCCCATCAATCCTAGTCGGGCCAAAATCGGCGATAGCAAAATGAATGCGACCGGCCGGCATCCAACCGATTACGATCGAGCCATCGGCGTTCGCATCCGCGAGGCCCGGCTTGCTCTTGGCCTTTCTCAAAAGGATGTCGCCGACGCAATCGGCGTCTCTTATCAACAGCTACAAAAATACGAATCCGGAGGCGATCGCATCCCACCCGCGCGCATCGAACTCTTGGTGACGATTCTGCATCGGCCCATCAGTTGGTTTTTTCCACGCGCAACCGATGTGCGCGCTTCCGGCGAGTCGGAGATTGCAAAATTCCTATCGAGCAACGACGGATACAAAGTCGCCTCGAAATGGCCCCGACTGTCGCAAGAGGCGCGCGCCATCATCCTCAAGCTTGTCGAGCACATGGCAAAAGGGAACACCCCATGATTGACGTTGGCGAAATCGAGAAGCGCATTGACCGCGCCGTTACTGCACCAATCCCCATCCAATCGATGGGCGGCGGCATCACTCCGGAGAACATGGGCCAAGCCACCGAGCTTGCGAAGCTCATGAGCGTGTCCGGCGCTGCCGTGCCCAAGTATTTGCGAGGCAATCCCGGCGCCTGCCTCGCCATCCTCTCACGCGCTCTGCGCTGGCAAATGGACCCCTACGCCGTCGCCGAGAAATCTTATATCGCCTACACGCAAGGCGGAGACGAACGTATCGGCTACGAATCGCAGCTTGTGCACGCGATCGTCATTCGATGGGCACCGCTCAAAGGCCGGTTGCGAACTGAGATTCTCGGCGACGGAGACGAGCGCCGCTGCAAAGTGACCGGCCTATTCATCGGCGAGAGCAAGCCGCACGAATACATTTCAGAGACGCTCGGCAAGCTCCGCGATGCGCGAGGCCGCAACGACAAAGGCCGCGTCAAAGGCTCGCCGCTATGGGATGACCAACCGGAGGTCCAGCTTTTCTATTCCGCCGTCCGTCAATGGGCGCGCATGCATTGCCCGGAGGTTTTGCTCGGCGTCTACACGCCAGAGGAAATCACCACCAGCGAGGACATGATTGAAGTCAACGAACGTGTTTCTGCTCTTTCGCAACGACTGCGCGACAGTGCGAAAGATCAGTCTCGTGGATTCGATGTCGCGCACGTAAACCGCGTTATAGAAAGTGAGGCGGATGATGGCAGTCAAGATGACGGACCCGAAAGTGCCGGCGACAATCTCGTTGACGGCAATAACGATAGACGGGAGTCTCGCGCTCGTCTTGGACGGGAAGCTAACGACCAAGGGAGACGCACTACAACTGACTCGAGTCGTCAAGCAACTGGCGCGAAGTCTGCCAAAGACGGCGAACCACAAAAAGGCGCGCAAGCCGCGAGCGAAAGTGGCCGCTCCGGTGCCGGCGGCAGCAAAGCCGGCAGCAAAGCGTCCGGCAGCAAAGCCGCGCCCGCGAAAGGCCAAAGGCGCCAATGAGGCAACGTCGCCCACGAGTGATCAATAACCGATATCTCGCATGGGTCCGCAAGCAACGCTGCGCTTGCGGATGCATGCGCGGTCCACCATGCGAGGCGGCACACTTACGCGCCGCCTCGCGTGCGTATGATAAGCGGCACTGTGGACTCGGTGAAAAGCCGGATGACCTTTGGGCGCTGCCGCTCACTTCCGCGTGTCACCGATCGCAACACCAATTCGGCAACGAACTCGAATGGTGGCGCATGCGTGGCCATCAAGACCCGTTCGCGTTGTGCCTCGCTCACAACGCTCGATACTTTTTTGAATGAGAAGGCGAAATGAAACGCATCATGCGCGATGTGACGAGCCACGAGTATTGCGGCGCGTCTCGATATACCGGCTACGTCGCGAGGTCGGTGCGCCTGTTTCTGTCGTGCGGCCACGAGTCGGTGCGCAAATCGAGCCAAGGCGTCCCGCGTCGTGCTAAGTGTCACGAGTGCACGCGAGACCAACCCGATGCCGAGACTGATTCTCAAGCCGGAAAATCTTGACGACCTCCGCGACCTGTTGCGGACGCTAGAGGCCAACCCCTCGTTGCCGGCCCGCTCCCAAGACGCCGCCCGGCAATGGCTCACGTTGCTCGGGTACGCCAAGAATTACCCGGCGTTCAGCGTGGCGATCGAGGAAACGCCGGCCAAAGACCCCGCCTGCTAGGGAACTTGCCCCAATCTGCCCCGCCCGTAGCGATCGGAGCCGGTCTCCGGGCTGCCGGACCCTGGAAAATTCCGGGCACTGGCGGCCCCTCCAAGGCGGTTTGCGGACGAACTGCCCACAAATAGGCCAAAAGTTAACATTTCAGCGTTCAGACCGGCCGGACGGATGGCAAGGGGGCAATAGGGAAGGGAACCACCCGCCCGGCCGGGAAAGGGATATGGGCGGCCCCGCCTGCGTAAAACGCGAGACCGCCCACCGGAACAAAGCACATGACATGCTCTGCACCCTCACCTTAGCCCGGCTACCTCAAGCGCGGCAATACCCCGCCGGGCAAGAGCAGTTGAATCAGAATGAGCAGTGCTATGAGCGCCACGACGAACCAAATGATCTTCACGATTTGGTCCGGCAGCGACATGCCCACAACGTCGGCGAGGAACCAAAGAAAGACCTTCACCGCGAGCACCAAGACGGCCAGATAGATCAGCGCATAGATCAGCGATTCCAACATGACACGAACTCCTCTCCCGTACGTATTCACGTACGTAATCGCGAGGCTTGACTCGTCAGTCGTCGTCGTCCTCGTCCAAACCCCGATCGTCATTGAGCTTCTGTAGCTCCTCAAGCATGGCGCCGGTCGTATCTTGATCGGGCACGCCGGTCGGCGCCAACTTGTTGTCCTTCTGGAATTTCTGCAACGCAGATTTCGACGCCGGGCCGAACTCTCCGTCGATGTCGAGCGGCGGCTTCGCACCCAAGAGATTGAGGCTCGCCTGCATCCACTCGGGAAATGCCGGCGGCACATCAGCCGAGATTTCCACGCCGAGCTTGGTCGGCCACATCAGCGCAACGACCGTGCTTGGATCAATCGCCGTGACGTTGATCGAGTCGGATTGATTGCCGCCACGGCACATATACTTGCCGCCTTCCATGTGTTCGAACATCGTCACGTGTCCGCCGCCGTCGCGCTCGGTGACAACGATGCAGCCCTGCCTTGGTTCATCGAGCGTGATGAACCCCGCCGCGTCGCGCCCATCCGACCACGACAACGCCCATAGGAACCGATCAGTGTCCGTTGGACCGAACGGCGGCCGGATGTCGGCAACCGAAACGCAGAAGGCGGAGCACAGTCCGCACCATGGCGTGTCATCGTGCTTGTAGTAGGAACAATATTCGGCCATGTCCGGCCACTTGGCCGCGATGTAGTTGCGCATCCCGAGAATCTTCGGGTTGTCCGCCGAGCCCGAGCCTTCGGTTAGGCCGGTCATGGCGCGCATGACTTGCAGCCATGGCGCCGGCTCGCCGTCCGGCTCCGGAGGCTTCACTACATCCGGCGGCCTCTGCGGCTTGTCGGGTCTGCCGGGTCTCTCTGGTCTGTCGGGTCGCATGCTCGTACTCCACGTTTGCTGCAACGTCTTTTTGCTGCCGGAATAACTGTTGATGTCCACACTCCCGACGCCGGGAATCGTGTGCGGCATCGGCCCCACGATGCCGTCCGTGAATTGCCAGAGCCACAACTCATCCCAATTCGGCGGCCACGTCGGCTTTGCGTTGTACTCCGCAATCCACAAGCGCGAGCGCGCGAGGTACTCGTCTCGCCCGTCGCCGATTTGCTCTTTCAAGACGTGACCAGAGTAGAGCGCCGGTTGCTGGCCGGTTCGCGTCTGCACATAGCGCATCCACTCTTTCACGTCATCGAGACTACATCCCTCGTCCTCATGGTCGAGCACAATGAGCGTGTCCCGAGTCGGCCGAACCACTCGCAAGAAATGGTCCGCCTGCTCGATGATGTTGCCCGGCCGAAAGAAATGATACGCGCCGACAAGCAAGCCGTGTCCCGATGCTTCGGCGATGGCCCGCTGATAGTACGGGTCCATATAGTCGATATCTTCCGTCGCCTTGTGGATGATGCCCCAAATTCCGGAGCGCACGATTGAGTCCCAATCGAGTGGACCGTGATCGTCCCAATTATGATGCGAGATATCGAGCACGCGCGGGTTCACATCTTCCTGCATTGCCGCCTCCTACCTAGTACATCGTCTGACACGTAAGCATGTGGTATTGCGCTCGCTTGATAGTCGATGGCGTCGAAACCCATTCCATCGCCTGCGTATAGTGCCAACCGAGCGCGGTCGTAAGCACCGCCGACGCCTCCACCGAAATATCATAGACGCTCGACGCGACTTGCAGCACCCCAACCTGTGACAGCCAATTCTGCCCTGCTAGTCCCGGCGCCCCCGCCGCTGCATCCAACAGGAATCCGAACTGCTGATAATGCCCCGCCGGGCCATTGCCGCGAACGGCCATGCGAAACACCATTTGATGTTCATCGAGCCCGCGCAAGAAATTCCATCGCGTGCCGGCGTGTAGGCAATGCATGAGCCACGTGCTGCCCGGAGTCGATTGATAGTCGGCGCCCGTGTCATGCAACCAAGTCGTCAGAGGCTCGCGGTTGTACTTGTTCCACACGCCCAAGTGATTCGCCGCAACCGGCGTGCCGTACGTGTTTATGATGTGATCGCTAAGCCCGAGTGAGTTCGTGCGGAAGCTCCCGAGATATGTCCCGCGCTCCGCCGCCGGCCCGTTCGTGATGGCGTACTTGTTGACGTATATCCCGCCCCTGCGAATCAACTCGGATGTGCCGGCGCCGACTCCGCGCGATGTGTCCGACTGCCAAGGCCAGCCGCGCGAAAGCGTCACCGCTCCGCCGTCCTGCCAAGCGAACGCATCGTAAGTCTTGTTGGCCACCGCTGCGGCCGGACTCTTGGAAGTGTCGGCATGTAGCTGCCCAAGTTCGCCGCCCACATTGGCCGCAACCAAAGTCGAGCCATCGAACAGCGGCAGATAGAGGCCGTTGTGCGGCGTGTAAATTATCGCGCCCACGTTCGCGTATGACGCCAGCATGATTGGCGTCGCCGTGTTGAGCGTTAGCCGGCCCTGCGGAATGAGCGAACCCGCCGCCGGCCCGGCCGGACCTTGGATGCCTTGCGGACCTTGCGCGCCGGCCGGACCTTGCGCGCCGGTTGCGCCCGGAGGCCCCGGCACCGTTGATGCCGCGCCCGTGTCGCCCTTGTCACCCTTCGGCCCTTGCGCGCCGGTTGCGCCCGGAGGCCCCGGCACCGTTGAGTCCGCGCCGGTTGGGCCGGGCGGCCCTTGCGCGCCGGTTGCGCCCGCCGGCCCGGCCGGGCCGGGCACCGTCGAGTCCGCGCCGGTTGGGCCGGGCGGCCCTTGCGGTCCCACATTGCCCTGTGCGCCCTGTGCGCCCGGCAAGCCTTGCGGACCTTGCGGCCCCGCCGGACCTTGCGCGCCCGGCGCACCTTGCGCGCCCGCATCACCCTTCGGCCCTTGTGCACCTTGCGCGCCCTGCGGACCTTGCGGCCCCACCATCGACACGCCGGCCGGCCAAACATTATTCGCCTTCGGGCCGTAGAAAAGATTCGTCGTCTTGTTGATGTAGCTGTCGCCATCCTCGCCGACAGAGCTATTCGGCGGAGACGTGCCGTAAATAATCGAATTGCCCGGCGGCCCTTCCGGGCCGGGCACCGCAGACGGCGGACCGGGCGGCCCCTGTGGTCCCGGCGGCCCTTGCTGGCCAACAATGATCGTCTCCAGCATGTCGTGCGCGACAACAACAACCGGCGTCATCCCCTCGCCGGCTGTCGTTGACGGCCCGTTGCTGACTGTGACGCTGTTCATAGCGGAAAGTCCCCCCGCGCCGCGCCCGGATTGTTTGTGAACGTGCCCGTCCAAATCGCAATCTTGCTGTCGCCCTTTTTCATGACGTTCGAATGATCAAAGTCGCCGAGCCCGAGCCGCTCCAAAACCTCTTGCACGATGCGAACCGAGAATCGCCCTTGCACCGGATCGACATAGACAATCTCGCCCGTGTCGGTGCCGAGCCGCAGTTGCGCCGCCTCGTCCTTCGCGTGCCGGCGGAGCATCATCACCATTGATGAGCCGCTGATGTCGATGGGAACACCCGCGACCGACTGATAGTCAAAGACGCAATAAAAGTCCGCGTCATTGTGGACTGTGATGTTGACAACGCTCATGGCCCGTTACCTTTTCGGCTTCCTCGCGCGTAGGCGTTCGGATACGCCGTCGCGCTCTTGTGGAATCGCTGCATAAGCCGCATCGATTTCAGCGCGCGTCGTGATGGTGCCGCCAACGATGGCAGCGGCCGTTTCTTCCTCTGTCGTGAAACATTCCTCGGCAAAGCCGCCCATCGACAAGAATATCAAGTCGACATCCGCCGCCGTTACCTCAACATAGCTGCCGTCTTTCATCCGCCACGGCAGCGCCGTGATGAGCGGATCAGCTATCATCAGTTGCTTGGCATTGTTGGCTTGCGTACGCGACAGCATGTCGGCGTTGAACACCTTGGGCGTGATGCTCAAGATTTTGATGCCGGCCTCGACTACACGCAAGCGCGCTGCCGCCGAATAGTCCGTGAGAGTAACGAACATGCCGAGCGGCCCGACGATTGCTTGCAGCGCCGCGTCGGTTTGCGCGCCGGCCTCATCCTCCGGCCATCGCGTTGGATCGAGGTTGTAGGCCGCTTGCCAAGCGACATAATCGGGATCGCTTGCAGTGATGTGCGTTTGCGACTTGCTCCCCCATAGCCGGCTATCGTCCGCGAGCCAGTAGTGATCACCAATGAACATCGCCGTTGACTCCTTCGATTAGAAATACTGCCCGCCGTAGGACAGCACGCCAGCCACGTTGCCGGGATAGTAGGACGCGCTTTGCCCGTCCGACGTGACGATGACACCATTTGACAGCGCCCAAAACTTTTGCCCCGAGACGCCACCGTGCCCGGTCATGTTGCGATAGTGATAGCCAATGTTCCCAAGCCCATGCGCGAGCGCCCAAAACTGTGTGGAAATAGCGCCGAGCACATTCAAATCCGGCAAGCCCAAGTGAATCCAGCCATACGCTTGCGCATTCATGTGGAAGCGCGCGGCGTTGCCAGACACAGTGATAAAGCCGCCCGGATTGTTCTGCTCCGCGCCACGCCAGATGATACCGCCGCCGGCCGCTTGCGCCGACATATGCCCTTCGGCGCAAGGGCCAAAGTCGAAATTCCACGCCTTGCAGAGTCCGCCAAAGGCGCGAAGGCCGATGCCGAGCGTAACGGGCGCGAGCGGCCCGTTGCCGGCGCACGACACCTTGAAGCCCCTAAGCTCGTAATCATCCGCCAACACCAAGATGGCCTCGCCGCCCGGATTGTGGATGTGGCAATTGGCCGGCGTCGTGATGTTGCCCGTGATGTAGCAATTGCCCGCTCCATTGAGTTGGTAACAAATGAACGGCGGTTGCAGCCCTACATAATCGGCCACATGGATTTCGACCGAATAATTGTTCATGTTCCATTTGAGCGTTTCGGAAATTGCCCGCTGCACAGTCTTGAACGGCCCGTGCTTGGTGCCGGCGGCAAGCACCGCCGATGAGCCGTCATATAGATCGTCATCGCCCGTGCCATAGTTGACATAGTAATGCACGTTGGTCGTCAGGCCCGACGAACCGCCGCCGCCGCCGCCGCCCGCTGCGGCCTGCAACTGCAACTTTTCGCCGTCGTCAACGAGCCCGACCACGGCGCCCGCCGACATCTCGTAACCGATTAGCGGCGTGCCATCCGGCTTGACGATGTTGCGCGGCCCAATCTGATTCGCATTGAGGATAGACGGCCCGGTGTTCGTGTTTTTGATTTTGACATTCCAGCGTTGCCCGGCCTTGTACTCGGCAATCACCGGCACCGTGTCTATGAGGTACGAGTTCGGAATACCAAAGTCTTCAGCGTAGACGACCTTCTGACTCTGCGCCGAGCGCGCGAGTTGGTGCAAATCCTCGTTGATGGGCGTGATGCTCGAGTCTTTGATGAAATTCACAATCTCGCGCTGCGGATACTCGATGCTCGCGGCCGGCGGAATCGAACCCATCGTCCCGGTCGTCGGGTTGCCGTTGACGTATGGTCCCTCTGGATCAGAAACGCCGTACGGTTGGTTATATTTCATCGCTTCGCTTCCTTCTCTACGGAGTCCCTGCCATCGGATCACCGGGACTGCTCAACCCGGAATAGTCATAGATGATGTCCGTGTGTCCCGGCTTCCAACGGTCCAACAAGCATTCGAGGTCATCCGCGAGCCCGATGCGCAAATGCGGATCGACTCCGCATTGTCCGGACGTGACGCGGAACCACGTGAGCTTTGCGTCCGCGACATGCACGGACCAATAGTAACGGTTTTCGAGCGGCCCGAGCCCGTAGCTTGGCCACTCCGACAACTCGCCGTTCGCTATCGGATGATCACCCACCGGCATCGCGCCGTGCGGCCCCAACACCGGCTTGCCGAACTCATCACGCATCGGCGTATCAGTCGTGACGCCCTCACCATACACGCGCGAGTCGCCGCATCTGTCCATGGCGATAAAGAACGGCCGGTATTCGCTTATCGTGATCGTGTAGCCGATCATTGCCGCGATTTCGATAAAGAACTCTCGGCTCTGCGCTCCCCACAACGTCATCCGCATCATGAGCGCAAGCTGCCGCTCCGCGATCGTCAACGGCTCCTGATAGCATGGGTCCGGCAGACCCCAATTGCGCTCCCAATCGGGAAGCAACTCGATTGTGATTCGCGGGTCGCTCTCGACCTCCAGCAATTTGGACGCGCGGATTTCGAAGTCGCCCCATATTTTCGTGAGACCACGAACCACGCGCATAAGCACGCTCTCATGCGTGCGCGGCCACGCCTGCCCTTGCGGCAGCAACATTTGCAACGCTTCGGCGTATTCCTCGCCGGTCCGCGTTACGTGTTTATCGCGTGGCGCCTGTGCCATTAGCTCGGCTCGATGTCATAGAGGATTGTTCCCAACACCGGCATGTAACCCGGCGCCGGCATTTCCGTTGTCTCGTAGAGCAGTTCGTGCGTCACTTCTCCGCTTGCCTTGCTGATAGCCTCGTCCACCCATGAGCGATGCATCGTCTCGCCCGGCTTAGACCGCTCGCGTTCCATTGCCTTGATTGACGCCTCGATGTTGCCGCGCGTGGTCTCGGTGTTGTTCACAAGCTCCGTTATTTGGATGTCATAGAAATAGAGGATGGGCGCGAACACGAAACAGTCTTTCACCGTCACCGGCCGCTTCCGATCGATGTACGTGCGCACCGTGTTGATATCGTTCTCGGTCGGCAGCCCGTAATTGTCCGGATAGAGGTCATCCATCAGAAAGCGAACCGTCATGGTGCCGGGTCCGATTTCCACCGCCGCCCATGCGCGCGTCACGCCCGGCACCGCCATTGCCCACGCCACATAGTCGTGCGCCGCGCCGCCCATCGGCGGATTTTGAATGCGAAATAGAATCCGCTCCCTCAGTTGTTCGTCGGTCTCCGAATCGACTCCGCCCGACATTTCGCCAAACGTCGTGATCGTCTCGACAGCGAACCCACCGCTCTCTGTGAAAAAGAGATTCGTGCCGTCCGGCAAATTGCCCTCGATGCCGGCGGTTAGCGCAACCGCCGTCGCGTCGCCGAGCCCATCGATGCCCACTGTGGCATCCGTCAGCGTTTGATATTGAATCCGGTTGGCGCCCATCAGTAGCGTGCCGGTCGGAATAACTGTGCCCGGCGTGCCCTCGAATCGCACCGTGCCTCGCGCGTAAGTCGGCGCCTTCCTTCCCTTCGAACCATCGGCGTTGACCAGCCAGATATTGCCGTGCCGATCGAGCCATTCGGTCTCCGCCGTATCCGGCAGCAATTGGCGAGCGAGCCAATCGAGATAGATGAACGCCATGTGCGTCAGACCCGACATCGAGTCGCTCATGATGCGCAACACCGAGTTCGGAATCATCGCGCGTGCGCCCAACTGCGAAAGCACATAGTCGCGAGTCATGCCGCGAACCGCTTTGAGCGTCGGAGTTGTCCAAGGCATGCCTACTCCTCCATCTTTGGGCCGACGCGCAACGGCAATGCATCCCAAAGCTCGGCATAGCGCAACGCTACCGGCTGCGATGGCCCGCGATAGATGATCACTTCCACGTCGATACGATCGTTGGCCGGGCGCGAGGCCTCCACACTGATGCGCGAAGCGATGCGCCGCTCCGTAAATGGATTCATCGCGTCGCGCGTCCACCCGTTCGCGCGGTTGAGTGTCGAGCCTTGCCGCGCCTCGACGCCGGTTATCTTTGCCCGCTGCAAAAGCCAGAGCAGGCAACCAACATCCCACCCGCCCCAAATCTCATCCGCATCGAGGTCGCCCCACCATCCCCTGCGATCGGTCGCGTCCGGGTCCGGCAATTCTTCCTCTGCCGGCGCGCGCTTGTCGGTGCCGAGCGCGACGATGAACGCGGACTGCAAGTCGTAGCCGTCCGCGATCAGATTGAGCGGAGTCATCAGCCAATCAAGCTCGACGGCGTACGCCGGGAAATCGAGTTGCTGCAAAAAGCGGATGTCAGCCCCGTTGCTCATAGGAACCCCGCCAACCTGCTTTCGAGCGCCGCGATGCGCGCCTCAAGCGCCTCGACGTGCGTCATCGTCGCCACCGGACTCCCGTTCGCGGATATTGGCCCCGTCAGATTGATTCCGGAGGCGCCATCGATGTTGACATTCTTGCTCTTGATGTTCGCCGCGTCATCCGGGTTCGCGTTGAACTCTTTGCCTTTCATGTTCCACTTTTTGGATTGCTTGTCGTGCTCACCCACGACCTCATCACCATTGCGGAACTCGATTTTCTTTTTGGTCATCCGGATTTCGGTGTTGACCGTCTCGCCCTCGTGCTTGGTGTTTTCGTTCTCTTTCTGCCGGTCCTGCTCTGCCTTGAGCGCGGCGGCCTCCACGCGCCTGCGTTGGGTCGGAGACAACTTGGCCAGCGCCGCGCTGTTGTCGCCTTGCCCAAGTTGGCCGCGCTTCTGCTTTTTCTTCTCGACATGGCGGAGCGACACCATGCGCTCGGTTGACTGTCCGCCTTCCTTCTCCGGATTGTCGTTCGAAAGCAGATAGAGCCCGTTGCGACGCATCAGCGTCATTTGCCCGATATCGTCGTACTGAGAATTTTCGCCGGGCTTCAACCCCATCGGCCGGTGCCGACGATCGTCCACCCCAATGATGACCGGATGATTCCTTTGCCCGCCCATGAACAAAGCGATGCCTTCCGGAGCGCCGCCGCCCTGTCCGCCACCGCCGCCGCCACCGCCGCCGCCGCCGCCTTCCTTGCCGGCCTTGCCGCGCTTGCCGCCGCCACCGCCGCCGCCGCCCCCGCCGCCTTCCTCTTGATCGGGCGGCAGCGGCACGGATGAGAATCCGAACGATTGCACGCGCTCGACGGCCTTCCGGGCGTCCTTCATCATTCCGGAGAAGTTCGCCTCTTGCATCATCGGCCCGTCCATGACCTTGCCGAGCGTCATCCGCACCGCTTGATGCATCGAGCGTCCAGAGATTTCCCCAATTGTGTTTCTGTTCATAGCGCCAACATCTTTCCTTCTCTTGGCATGAAAGCCGGATGCACGACGTGATTCTCTCGAATCAGTTCGTCAGAGCGCGTTGCATCTCCATAGGCCTGTTGCGCCATTCGCAGCGCCGGCATCACCGCCGCATATTTGTAATCGATGACTCGCGGCAGCACGCGGCCAAGGTCGCTCAAGTGTTTGATGACATCGCCATGCAATTGAATCAGCGCCATGTATGGCGCGACCTCTTTGTCATCGCCGGCAACCTCGATGGCCTGCGAAAACACGCGACCAACCGCCGCCGCGATTTCCTCAACCTCCTCACGCGAACGGAACTGCATGAACGCGATGATGCGCGCCTCCGTCGCCAGCGTTAGCCGGATGATCATTAGCGTGACGAGAATCGCCTGCAAGCTCTTTGGCTTCTCCTCGACGGCCGCTTTCCTCACGCGGTCAATAGTGACCAGCGTTGCCCCACTGTGCCGCGCCAAATCGAGCGCGGTCGCCATCGCGTATCCGAACGTCGCCGGATGCGCCATGTTCGGGTCAACCATCATCAGCCCGACGCATTGGCGGAGCGCGGTTATCGCGCCCTGCGGAGGCGACGCCGCCGTGCTCAGTATCACCGGCCCCATGCGCCGGATGATTGCGAGCGTTTCGTCTGCATCCGCAAGCATGCTCAACCCTTCCGGTACGCCGACTCGGCGTTCATGTGAATCGGGTCAACGAGTTCCAACGTGGTCTTTGTGCCGCCCTCGCTCTGCTCATAGACGCACCCCTTGCATCCCAACACGGTCCCATCGAGCACGAGCATTTGCGATGTCACCGTGTAGTATTCGCCCGCCTTCCAAATGTCGGATGACTTGTTGTTGTCTTTGAAAAATCCCTGCATCGTTATGTGCGCCTCCATCTTGGAGCCTTCACCGAACGACTTTTCGATTCTCGCGCGCTGGCAAATTCCCGTTTGCTTGTCGGCAAGATCGGCCGCGACCACCATGTGCTTGTTGCGCGTGTGGCTGCCTGTCAGCGGTCCGCAGATTTGCTGATTCTGTCCGGCGCCGTTGGCTTGATCGCCGCTCACACCTTGCCCGATGGCGAAATACTTGTTTTGCGTGTTCGGGTCGCGGAGCACCGAGTTGCACGCGAGGATGTTATAGCCCTCGTGGATGTCGCTCGCCGGGATTGCCGAGTGCGGCCCCACGCCCAACAACTCCCCGAACGGCGTGTTGCCGATCACGATGTTTCGGTGCCGCGCATAGCGCTCGATTACTTGAATGATCAGTTCGCCCGGCTGCACTTGGATGTTATCGAACGGCGTGTTGTCCACCCCGCCGCGCAACTTCAGTTTGATGCCAAGATGTTTCATGATGTCGCGCGTAAGCTGCGACCATGATTTTTTGTCGTGATCGCCGAGTTGATCGAGCGGCACTGTTGACTTGGTTAGATCGATCGTCTTGGACACCCCGACGATGCGCACGGCGTGCGTTGTCCCGTCAAAGGCAACATGCCGCTCCGACACGAACCCGTCTATCGTCTGCACTCCGCCGACGAACACTTGCACCGGGTCGCCCGGCAGAAATTGCAATTTGTCATACGTGTTCGGCATCGGCGAATTTTCGGTGCACTCGAACTGGAATTGCGACCACGGGTCAAACATTTTCACTTCAACGCGAACGCTAGTCCAATCCGTGAAATACTGGCCGCGCGCATGCAGCACGATCAATTCCTTTTGCGGAATGTTGTGTGCCTGTGCGGCTTGGTAAGCCGTGAGCGCGCCTTGAGTCGGCTGCCGCTCAATCAATGGCATGTCATCAAATTCTGCCATCACGCGCCTATCTCCGCGCTTCTGTGGATTTCGGCGAACGGCTCGACCTCTGCCGCCGTCGCCCTCAATGCTCGCGGCGTCACCGCCTGCTCTGCCGCCGTGGCGGATTTCATGACCGCGCCCGCCGTGCTTATCACCGTGCGATAGGCCGGGTCGCCGTACTCGATGAAATCCATTTCAACCGTGCACATGCCGCCACGCTCGCGACTCTCCGCGACCGCGTAGCTCATGACCATCACCATCAGGTCGCTTGTCTGATACTGCATCGGCAATCGCAGCACGCCCGGCCCGTCCGCCTCTAGCGCTGCAATCAATTCGTCTTTCATCTGCAAATAGTCGGCTTCCCCGGCGCCGTTTTCGTTGCCGGGACTCCCGATCAGATAGCCGTTGACGTGCACGCGAATCGCAGCGCGGCCCATGTCCTCCGCATATGGCGTGTTGCGCTTCGGGTATTGATGCACGGCCACGCGCCGGCCGCTCGCGCGACTGTCGGCCTCGACAAAAAATCGGCAACCGCGAAACGAGGCCGGCTCCCAACTGCGTTTCCAGCGCCGCCAAGCTTGGCCGTCTTCCTGTGGGTTTGCTGCCGTCACCATCGCTCACAATTCCTGTGATTGTGTTTGCGCCATCTGCGGAGTCGGCTTCGCGCTCGGCGGCTGGAACATGGCGTCATTGTTGCCGCCGCGCTTGCCCGGTCCGTTCGAATTGACCGTGACATTGACGCTTCCGCGCGCCTCAACCCCTTGCGTCGCTCTATCGACTTCGCTTCCCCCTCCAAATCCGTCAAAGCTCATTGGCTTCGGCGCTTCCGGCAGCCCTTCCCCGCGCTTCGCTCTCTCTCTGGCCGTCGCGAGGCCGCGCTCTATCGCCTCGCTCTGTCCTTTGTTCGGGCCATACGGCTTGCCGTAGGTATCAAGATGCATTTTGTAATTGCCCATCGTGCCATATCGCGAGCCGCCGCCGGTCACGCCCGCCTCTGCCGCACGCTCCGCGAACTGAAGTGCGCGCGGATCATTCGTTGGAATCTTGTTGCCGTCTTTGTCGTACAGATCGAAATCGCCAGCACGGCCAAAGTCGTGCCGATGCGAACCCGTGCGCACTCTCGGCCCGCCTGTCGATGGCTGTCCGCCGGATGTCACCCTCGCGCTAAGGCCCGTCTGTGCACTCGCATAGTCGAGCGCCGCCCTTAGCTTTGAATCGAGCGCGCCTTTGCGCACGCCGGCCTCGGTGCCTTGTGCTTCGGTGACGCTGCCGCCGCCCGTTGCCGGCGTGCCCCCTGCCGCTGCCGGCGTCGCCCCGCCCGCTGCTGCCGGCGTACCGCCCGCCGCTGCCGGCGTACCGCCCGCCGCTGCCGGCGTCGCGCCCGTGCTGGCCCGGTCGCCGGCCTCGTTGCCGCCCCCTGCCGGCGAATATGACGCCTGTTGCAGCAAGCCGCCGCCGCCACCGCCGCCACCGCCGCCACCGCCGCCGCCACCGCCGCCACCAAAGCCGCCGCCGGCTGCACTATCACCGCCCGCATCCTGCCAACTCTTAAAAAGCTGCATGCCTTGCAAGACGCCCTCGCGAACGATTCGAATCGGCCGCTCATCTCCCTCGCCGCCGCTTTCCTCTTGAAACGATATCGGCTTGAACGGCAGCCCGGTTGAGCCGGGAGCCGGCGCGCGTGGCACGTGCCGCCGCGTCGGCGGCGGCTCATCCGTGAGCGGCTCCCCCTTGAGCGCCTCGCCAGCGCGCGGAATCGCATCGACACCCCACATCGTGCCTTGCTCTGTCCACTGCCGGCCCTCTCTCTGAAGCTCCACCCCCTTGCGCCGGTCCGCCTCTATCGCTTCCCACTGTTCGGCCGTGAACTTCTGTTCTCCCTCGACCGACTCGCGAAACGGCGCCTTATCAGACATCACGATTCGCGGATCAATCTGCATGTCTTGCGCGAACCGCCTTTTGCTCCGCTCATCAAGCGTCTGTGCGTATTTCCAAATCACCGTCAGTTGCTCGGTCGTGTCCTTTGCCGCCTTCAGATCACGAACAAGATCACTGGCGCCGCGCGCATGCAGCGTGTTGAACGCCTGCCCTCTCAGAATTATTTGATCCATCATCGCGCGATGTGATCGCAACTGTTGCTCGGCCTCCGATGCCGACAACCCCATCAATTGGAACGCATGCGAGAGGCCGCGAAGCTCCTCCGTCGTCACGCCCAACGCCCGCGCCTGTACGCGCATGGTGCCGAGCGTTTGGAATGTCTCGTTGATTGCGCTCACAACCGCGACGGCCAGAGCGCCCACCGCCGCGCCGGCCCCGGCTGCCGTGAATGAGAACCCCGTCATCTGTTGGCCGGTTTGCCGTAGCGCGTCGCCGTAGGCCTTCACTTCGCGCGCCGACTTTTTATAAGCCTCCGTCGATTGATCGTTCGCTTTCTTGGTCGCTTGCGCGGTTTGCTCGATGGCACGCCGAGTCTGCGCGAGGCCCGTCATCGCCTGTTGATTGTCAACAGTAACCCGGAGTCTGAGTGTGTCGTCGGCCATCGCCTAGTCCACCGTCTCCACTTGCTTCTCTGCTTTCGGCGCGGCTTTCGGCGCCGCCGTCTTTGATTGTGCCATGCGCGCCGCCGGCCCCTTGTTCTGCCGCACGGTTTGCTCTTTGAAAATTCCGTCCGACTTGGCGCGCGTCTGCGCTTGCGTGCCGTTCGAGTCTACGGTGACATCAACCGTTCCGCGTTGCGCTCGCGCCTCGGCTTGCGCGCTCAACTCCCTGTCCACATTTTCGCGCTTCAGCCGTTCGTCGGTCGCGCGCTGCCTTGCGGCCCATTTCGCATCCGGCGTCTCGATGCCATAGCGCTCCATCGGCCCGCGATAGCCGCGCTCGCCGCCGCCCGTCGTGTAAGTGTTTTGCCCCACGCCGACAGTGCCGCTCGCGTTGCCTGTCGAGTAGTTCGTGATATTCGAGCCCGCGCGAACCTCCGCGAGCGTTTCGTCCATTGCCGGCCCGCCGCCCGCCGCCTTGCGATGCGTGATGCCTGGATAATAGGACGGATGATAGATTTGCTGGCGGAGCGTCGTGTTGCGCGACATCGCGCGATTGAACACGCCCTCTGTAAACGCCTTCTTTGCTGTCGGGTCTTTCTGGTCGCTGACTTCCGCGTGCACCAATCCCTGCAAGCGTTGCTTTAGCGCCGGGTCTCTGTCCAATTCCTGCGAGAGTCTCTCGCGCTGCTCTGTCAACGAGCCCGGCCCCGTCACGCCCGGCGCCACTGACGTTGTGCCCGGCGCACCCGGCACCGTTGTCGTGGCCGGCGCACCCGGCGCCGGCTCGCCCACAGTGACCTCACGTCCGCCGACTGCCGGATTGTTTTTGTCCCACCCGAAAATGGCTTTCGGGTTCATAAGCTTCGAACCGCGCTCGCCCGGTGCACCTTGCCACATCTCGAAATGAGTATGCGGCGCGTTGCGAAAACCGCTCTTGCCGATCACTTGTCCGCCCGTCACGGCATCGCCGGGCTTCACGTTGCCCGGTCTCTGATGCAGATACCGGCTATAGGTGCCGTCCGGATGCTTGACCGTTAGCGTTTGGTCGTTGCCGCCGCCGGGCACCGGAGCTTTGACAACCGTGCCGTCTTGCGTGGCGAACACGTCGGAGCCTTGCGGCCCCATGATATCCACGCCCATGTGATGGCCGGGACCGAACTTCGCGCTATGCCCGCCGACGCCTCCGCCCATCCAACCCGTCATTGGCTCGAATAGCTTTTTGCCTTTGAGCGCGTCCGCCCCCGTGACCGGGACACCGTGCACCGTCGCGCCCGGCTGCGCCCCTTGCCCGGCAACACCCTGTCCGCCGCCTGTGCCGGTGCCCGAGCCCGTGCCGCCGCCCGTGCCGCCGCCTGTGCCGCCGCCAACCGAACCGCCGCCCAACTGACTCCCCGATGGCCCGCCGCCGCCTCCGGTGTTCAACGAGGTCCGCGTAACGCCGCCGCCCTCGCCGCTCATCCAACTCTTAAAATCCCGCATGCCCTGAAAGACGCCCTCGCGCATGATGCGAACCGCGCGCTCGTCTCCGCCCACTTCCGCGCGCCCTCCGTACGACATGCGCTTTAGCAGTGTCGGCGCGTTTCGCTCCGCGTCATCCTCTTGCTTTTTCTGTTGCTCGAAAAACTTTCGCTGACTCTCGATGGCCGCGCGCTCTTGCGCCTGCCGCGACAGCCTACGCAGCCGCACCAAATTCTCGCGCAACCGCTCCTGTCTTTTCAGCGATTCGGCTGGATAGTCCCTCTCCCCTTCCACTGATTTGCGCCAAGGCGCATCGCCCATAAACGTCGCTTCCGGGACTCTCAATGTGCGCGCCAGTTCGCGCTTGCCTTCCTCTGAAAGCTTCTGCGCCTCGCGATGGGCTATCTCTAGTTGCTCGGTGCGCGTCTTGGCGTCCGCCAACATCTGCGCAATCCGCGACCCGCCGAAATCGGCGAGCTTGTGCCACACCGGCCCGCGCACGGCGAGGTCGTCCATCGCCCCGGCAAAGTTCTTGAGTATTTGCTCCGACTCTGCGGTCTGGAAACCGAGTAGCGCAAAGCCATGGGATATCCCGCGTAGCTCTCTCTCGCTTACGCCAATGGCGCGCGCCTCTACGCGGAGCGTGCCCAACGCCGCCGCAACGTCAACCGTCTGCTCTTTGACCTTCCCCAAAAGTGCAATGATGCCTTGCGCGAACACGCCCCACGCCGCGCCGAACCCAACGAGCGCGCTACTCGCCTCGTTCATCGAGCTACCGTAGCGCCGCACGTTCTCTTGTGAGGCTTTGACGCTGTTGGTTGTCCGCTCGTTCGTCTCGCGGAATTTCTCGGCCGTCGCGCGCCACTCGGCCTGGATGCGCCGAGCCTGCTCAATCGCCGCCTTGCTATCGACTTGGATTGGTATCCGTAGAACGTCGTCGGCCATCATCAACCCCTAGATGTCGCCGCCAACATCTTGTTCGACCAATACCAATGCTGCTTTAGCTCATCGAGTGGCAACTCCAGAAACACCATCGGCGCGACATTGAAAAGGCGCGCGAGCTTGTAGCAGATCAGTATTGCATCACCTGCGCGCCCGGTGGAAAAAAACCCATCAGCGCGTGTGCGCACGTAGACCAATCCTCCGCATCGAGCATTTTGATAAGCGACGGCGGTTGCGCCGCGAGTCGACTCATCATCTCGCCCATCACGGGCGGGTTCGGCACGATGCCGCCGGTCTCCCAATTGATCAGGATCGGATAGCCGCCCGACATGGCCATGATGTCTCCGCCTGTTGGCCGGCGGAATTTCAGTTCTTTGATTTCTTCATCGCCGAACTTGATCGGCGCCACGAGCGTAATCAGAACCTCTTTGAGCCGCTTCGGCGGAGGCGGCTCCGTTGCGGCTTCCGTTGGTCTCTTGGTCGCCGCTTCCTTGGTCGCGTCGGGAGTGTCAAGCATGGTCCGCCTCCGCCTCGTCTATCGTGCGCTGCTACGTGATTTCGTCGCAATCAACGCCCTCGAACCGGATGCGAAATTGTCCGTCGTGAGTGTTGATTTCGATTGGCCCTTTCGTCCACGCATTGCGGAGCACGTACACGTGGCCGTTGATAAGCTCCGCCGTGATTGTCGCGTTGACGATGCTTTCGAGGAACTCCGTTGACACCGAGGCATCGGTTGAAACATCGCCCTCGATGTACGGCACGCGCGGCAACTCTTGGAAGCCGTGCACATAGTCCTGGCCGGCGATACCGTTGCGCTCGACCTGCGAACCCGAGACCGTCAGATTCCCTTTCAGCGGATACATATTGCCATCCACTTTGAGGAAAGCGGTTCCTGCAATCGGACCCTGTGGCATGCTGGACTCCTCTTACTCCGGATGCACCGGACTCTTCGCTGTCGTGCACTGAGCGCACGCCGTCGCCTTCAACTCGTTGATATGGCCGCACCACTCGCAACGCCAATAATCTGGCGGCCTTGGGTTCGTCGGCTCCGGCGTTGCGTCGGTTGGATCGATTTCGGCCGGCTCCGGCTTCGGGTCGGCCATCGTCTTTTCTGGTCCCGCCTTCCTTTCCGGCACGACAGCTTGCGCCGGCTGCTCGCGCGACGAATGATGTTTCGATTTGCGTGCCATGGCCTCGCCCTCACTTCGGAATGAAAAGCGTGTTCCTCTTGTCGAGAATGTGCGCCGCCTCGTAGTTCGGCAGCGCCCGGCTTACCGCACATCGCATGTCCGCATCGAGTGTCTCGATAAGCATCGTCGGACGGCAGCGCTCTATCGTTTGCATTGCCCCGCGTAGCACCGCGAGTTCGTGTCTCTCGACATCAATCTTCATCGCGGCCACATCCGTCAACACCAAAGAGTCGATTGTGATGCACTGAATTTTTATGTGCTCTCTGTGATGCTCGTTGCCGGGCACCAAACTAGCTCCGGTTGTGAGAGAGACGTTCGGGTTGTGATGTAGAATCGCCTCGCCCTCTGCGTCACTCGCCGCCGCCTGAATCGTTCTGGCGCGCGCCTTGTTGAGCGCGAGATTGATTCCCAATCGCCAGTATTGTGCCGGCATCGGCTCCAGCGCGACCACGTTCGCGCCCTTGAGCGCGGCAATGATCGAGTAGAGCCCGGTATAGGCGCCCACATCGACCGCCGTGCGCCCCACGCGCACGATGCCTGCCCACGTCGCCAGACTGTCCGGCTCGTAGCCGTCCGCCTCTGCCATGTGCAGCATATTGCGATCGTCGGTTGCGACCATCCGCACGCGCACGCCGGCAATCAATAGGTCGGTCACGCCGTCCACGCTTTCTGCACCCACGGAATCGGGCAATTGTGCGGCTTGTGAGAGCCTCCAAAATTGACCACTGAGGCCCGTTCCGGCGGCTGCATGGTTAGGTGCCTGTAATTGAGGAAAAAGCCTGTAGGCATCGCCCTGTTGAGGCTAGCGGCATGCGGCGCGATTTCCTCAAGCGCGGCTTGGTCGCCGTAGCGTTGATGCCTGCCAACGTAGTAATCCGGCCGCTTATCGAACTTTGTCCAGATGAACCCGGCCCGGCCCCGGCCTATCACCATGACGCTGGAATTGTAGCGGCACGGGTAAGCCACATTGCCGCCGGCCCGTACGGGACTATCCAGAATAGCGAACTCGCCCGGCACATCCGCTAATGGTGCGATGTCTCCGACCAACACGGTATCGAGGTCGAAAAAAACCACCGTCGCGTCCGCGCGCCACTGCGGCTCGAATAGCGCGAGCTTGCCCCACCATCCTTCAAGCCCGAGCGCCGTGATATCAACGAACGTCGCGCCCTCGCATCGCTCCGGTTGGTCCGTGAGGCAATAGAAGGCGTGCGGCTTGCTCAAGTGCCGGCGCACCATGCCTTGCAATTTCGTGACGTACTCAAACGGATAGCGCTGCCCCGTTCGAACGCACGCAACTATTGTCTCACAAACCATTCCAACATCCTGTCCACTACTCGCGACCACGTTTGCGCCTTCGCCAGTTTGGCCGACGCGAGCACATCAATCTCGGCGAGTATCGTGTCCCATGGCGCGCGCACGCCATCGTAAGTCACATGCCGAATCGTATCGAGTCGGTCCTGATAGATGAGCCCGCGCGGCGCGGCCACCAACGCTCCGCACATCGCAAGCTCTAAGCACGTGAGGCCAACCGACTCTTTGTGCGTGACGACGTAGACGCTCGCCGCTCGGTACTCCCTTGCGATATCCTCAAGCGGCACGTGCTGCCTATCGAACTTCCGCACCAACGGGTCTTTAAGCGTCACATCCTCTGCGCCGCCGTTGATAAGCCGGCGGATGCGAACTCTCTCATATGGCAAGCCACATGGCCGCGCATATGAACTCCATATGCCCGTATGAGAGAACATGAGCGCGTCGGCCGTGACGCTCTCGGTGTAATCCGGCGTGCCTGATTTGTAGTAGGGATGATCGAGCAAGATGCGCAATTCGTTCGCCTTCTGCGCCGGGTAAAATATCTCGGGGTCCGCCGCCCATCCGATAAAGTGATTCGTCGCGGAGTACCGCCACCACTCTTTGACGCGCGTGGCGTCATCGCGAAACATGAACGTGCAATCCACGCCTTTCATGTGTGGCGCGAGCCACTCATGCACTAGCCCGTCATGCAGTTGAGTGACCTTGCCCGGCACTTTGGTTGCGAGGATCGAGGCACACCCGATCGGCTGATGCGTGAACCACCGGAGCCCGAGCGCGAGCACGTGGTCACAGCCTTGCCCGTCAACGTCGGCCAGATAGCGCAACGGGTCCGGATGCTTGCCGTCAACAAACACGAGGCCGACGCCGCGCTTGCGCAACTCGCGGCAGATGTAGAAAGCCTGTGCGCCCGTAAAGTTCTTTACGCGGCGGAGGTCTTGAATGTCCGGCCCTACGACTAGCAACTTCATTTTGGCGGCCTCCAAATGTCGCGCCGGGCGCTACATTTCACACCGGCCCCACCGCCCACCGCGTAAGCTCTTTGCGCCACTCGTCCGCGAACTCGCAATTCTCGTAGCCGTCCATATTCGGCGTGCCTTCCGTGAAGTGCACGAGCTTGGCATCGGGGTTTGGTGGAAGCTCGCCGACAAGATGATTCCAACACGGGTCAAGCTCGCCGATTTCGTCGTCATCGAGCCATGAGAATTGATGCAGCCAAAGGCCCGTCGATTCGTTCACGACTGCCGGCGTTAAACGCTTGGCGCTTGGATGATCGCAATTCCAGAGCACCACCGATGACCAATTCTTGCGCGCGTATGGTGCTTGCGCTTGGTCCTGCATTTTCGTGTCGCCCTTCGGCGTATAGTCGTGCTTGACGACCATGCACGCCTTGCCGGGTTCGTAGCACTCGAACAACTGCATGAGGTCTACGCGCGCCATCACATCAGCGTCCGCGAATAGCGCGAGCCCGCGAGCGGCGATGTACGGCACGAGAAACCGGCTAATCGCGAACTCGGTACTCATGCCGGCGTCGCTCACGCCGTCCCATAGTCGATTTCCCCGCTTGTACGTCGGCCGCTTGTAGAGCCCGCCGGCCCGCAACTCAGAGAGAGCTAGCCCAAAGATCGGCGCCGGCTTGCTCAACCGCGATTGTATGGAATGCCGCGCCACGGCAAACCCTTGTGACTCCGCCGAACGCGGGTCGAACCCGAGAAAGATTGCGCATTCCATTTGTCCCGCTTCCCTCTGCTGCTACCGCCCGCCGGTTGCCTCCGCGCGCCTCCCTTCGCTCTTGCCGATGCCAAGCGCGCGAACGCCATCATCGAGCGTGACTTTTTGAAAGCACGTGATGCGCGACGACGGACACGCATTGAGGACTGTGATTCCGTGCTCATTCAGAAACGGAACGTAGACCTCAAAGTGCCGAGCCCATATTTCCCAATTGGCCTCGTTTTGCGCGCGCCGCTTTTGATAGTGTTGGTCGTTGTGTCGGAATCCGCTGTCCGCTTTGTAGGCGCCATCGCAGTCGAACCCAAAGAGGACGATCGACTTGGCGTGTTTATGAAAGCAGATTTGCATCGCGCCAAACCCGCTCGTCCCGCCACCATAAATCTTGCTTGGGTCACTGGATATGTTCTCCCCATCCAACCGCTCGACAAAGGTTATGTTTTTCGATGGCGGAGGTCCGGTCTTTGCGAGTTGGTCGCGCGGCACCGCCCAATAGACTCGAGTCGGTACGTTCGCGAGCTTGTCACGCCACTCCGCATATCGAGGCATATCGAGTCCGAACCCGGCGTCTGCCCACGGGATATCAAATATCGAGCCCTTCACCGCGAGCACATGCGCGCCGCGTAGCCGCTCCAAATCGAACCCCACCAAGCTCGGTCCGCCGGCCACGATCGCAACCGGGCGCCCATTCCAAAATGGTTTGCCGATCTTTCCGTAAGCATCCATTGTCCCGCCGCCTCTCTCTGAAATGAAAAAGGCGCGCACCGAAAAAAGCGCGCGCCCAATCACAACACCACATCGTTCGCGCGGCGCTTCTACGCCTTCGGGGTTGCGGTTGGCGGCAACGTGTTGTCCGGCGTCGTTGGCGCGGCCGGGTCAACCGGCACACTCGGCAGCGTGTTGTCCACCGTGCCGCCCGGAGGCGTCGGTTGCGGCTTCTCGGGCACGCCGGGACTCACCGAAACCCAATTGAAGCCCTTGCCGGGAACGTACGCGACCACCCAAAGACCGGCGCCGGGAGACACGCCCGGAGGCAGCGGCTTGGTGCCGGCCGGCGGCCGAAAGATCGGATGCGACGGGAGAGTGACGCCCTGTCCTGGCGGACGCCCACCAACATGCGGAGGACGGCCCGGCAGACTGTTGTCGGGACGACCGGGCGCACCGGGCAAGCTATTGTCGGGACGGCCACCGCCCCAACCAACGCCGAACCCCGGATCGATCGGACCATAACCGCCGCCGGGCAAACTGTTGTCGATGTCGGGACCACCCCCGATTTCCGAGAGCACGAGACAGAGTGCAAGTCTGGACATTTGTTTTTCCTCCAAATGAGGTTCGGGCGCGACGGCTGTCGCGCCCATCCGCACGGCTTCTACATCCCACGCCCGCCGGTGCCGCGTCAACCTACACGAGCGAAGCAATCTCCGTATCCACACCGCGATTGTATTGCAGACGGAACTGCGCCAGCACCGCAAAGATTCGCAGTTGGTTGATCAGATCGGGCGGATACAGCACGTTGACTCGGTTGGGGTCTTGAGGATCACGCTCGACAATGAGGTTCGCCTTGAATGCCTGCGCATTCTCGACACGCCCCAAAAATTCATCGAACCGATACTGCGCCACCAACTCCGCTTTGATGATCTTGGGAGTGACGATGGCTTGCCCCGCACCGAACCGCGTCCCGTCATCGGCGAGCTTGTGCCTCGGGAACTTCGACGTGATGGCGTGGCGCTGCGAACGGAACAACGCGGCGAGCGTCGCCAGCGTCGGCACCAATTCATAAGCGTCATCACCGAACCCGTAGAGGTTCTTTTGGTACGTCGTCGACTCTCGCGCGATCACCGGGATTCCGTTGGCGTTGATCCTCTGCGTTGCGATGCCGACGCCCGAGAGGTCGTTGCATTGCTTGATCGTAAAGCGTTGATGCTTCGGCGCCGGCAAGCACCCTTCCATGGCAAGCGTCTGCAACGGCCTCGCCGGATCATTGAGCAGAGCACGCGCCGCCTTGGCCGCATACGCTGCCGCCCAATTCCAAGTTGGCGTCGGCGAATAGGCCTCGATGCCCATCAGCGAAATGACGCCGGAATTGTTGTTCGGCCCGTACATCAGCAAATCGCTATAGCCGGTCTGGTCGTTGATCGGCTCGCCGCGACGCGCCCCAAAGATGTGGCCGTAAAGCTGGCGGAGCCATCCCCACCGGCCCTCATCCGAAAAGCCATACTCATGGTCTAGCCGCGCAAGACACGTCGAGTCGGTGAACCCGGTCGCGACATATTCATAAATTTCGTCGGCCAGATTGATAAGACCTTGCTCGATGTCCACCGTACCCGTGCCGCCGGCCAACTTGTTGCCGGCCGGCACTGTGATTTGCAGACCGAACGGAACTTTCTCGGCGGCCAGCAATCCACCGTAGGCGAGGCGAACGTCAATGTCGTTGCCCTCGACGCCCGCCCACTTGCATTCGAGCGACGCCACGGGACTGTCCGTGCTAGCGCTCGACGCAATCACCGGCATAGACGGGTCGTCATTGATCGCTTTCACGATCTTGCCCGCCGTGACTTCCACGCCCTCGCCGGCCTCGATGAAAATTTGCACGCGACGCCCGGCGACATAGAGCGGCAATGTGCCGGCCTTCTCCGCTGGCGCTGTGATCGTCAAATCGCCCGACGCCTTGACGCCCACGGCTTCCACGATCGGCAAGCACCAAAGCTCTTGCGCGAAATTGTTTTCCGTGAAGCTCTCGACCATGCCGTCAAGCATCGACCCGAGACCAAAGAGAACTCGCGCGTCGGCTTGGCTCGGCACCGGAATCGGCACATCGGGAATCGCCGTGCCGCTCGGCAGCATCGTGCCGATTAGCAACGACGTGAGACGCGAGCGCGGATAGCCGGCCATGCTCGGGTCCACTTCCACCCAATAAAGCGGCTGGCGCCAATTCTGTGGAATGTTTGAGAAACTGACGGGCATGGTCGCGTCTCCTCTTTCGCCTGGGGTTTTGGCGGAGCGCATCGCGTCTCCGCTCTCTCACTTCCCGCCTACGTTCCTTGATCCAGTTCGTACACGCGAGTCAGTTGCGGCGTGCCATCGTCCACGTGTTCCTTGTCGGGAAACTGTGTGGTCACAACGATTTTCTCCAAGAGGTCGTCAACGATCGGCGGATAGTTGCCCTCATAACTCGCGTTGACCTCGACTCGGATTTCATAGAGCGTCGTCTCGCCGACCTTTGCATATTGCGATGTCCGGTCCATCGCTTCGAACCCTTCCATGAGGTTCACCAGCGCCGGGCGCGAAAACACCATGTTCAACATCTCGCTCACGGTATCCTCAAGCGCGTAAATCTGATTCTGGTCTGCGGTCTCCGCGTGGATGCCGGCGGAGAATCCATAGACTGCCTCGTGTCGAAACTTCGGCTCGGCGTGGTTCGCGTTGCCCCATGGAGTCGATTTCTGCCGCAACATATAAATGCCGAGCACCGGCAAGTCGGTCGGTTGAACCTGCATCATCGGCGTGACGCGATACGTCTTGAAGCGCGGCCCGAAATACACCTTGCACATTGCCATGATGGCCCGCTGCACGATCGCCGGGTAAAAGACATCCATGTTCGTGATTTGATGGCTCGTGCTCATGGCAGTTGCGGATTCTCCGTCCGCAGTAGGCAATAGGCACCGCCCTGCCCGTCCAAATCCACGTCACCAATCCAATAGCGCAAGTTGACGTGCGCTTTCACGAACACGAGGTCGCCGCGATCGGGCGGCACCCCGTTGGGAAAATCCTTCAACCGGATTCCCAACGAGGTCTTTTGGTCCGAAAAAATCGTGCCGTCCTGCATTTCCACATCGAGCGCACCGGACGAATAGACACCGCGCAATTCGAACGCCGGCATCTGCGGTTGACTGACGAGCGGCGTAAAGGTGCAAGGCACGGAAAAGATATCCGACGCCGGGCTTAGCACCACTGCATCAAAGTCGATCACGTTGCGCCGTCTGCGGTTACGTCAAGACTGCTCGCATCAGTGCAAGCGGCCTCGTGCACCAATTGAGTTGGTTCGTCTGCGTATCCATGTGAATGCCCTTGTCATTGGGCATCGTGTATTGCTTGACGTACTTCGGCTTCCCCATCGTGTTGACCGTCTCGATGTAATCGGCCGGCGCGTAGACCGTCGAAAAGAGTTGCGGCACGCCGGTCGGATAGAGATAGGCCATGTTGGACTCAATCATCGGGTTGCCGCCGACATACCCGCGATAATTCGTCCAGAGGATGTCGCCGAACATGAACGAACCCCAAACCTGTCCGGCCCCAACGTAGCCCTGCCGCAACTCGGCGGCGGCCTGATAGTTGAGATAGGTTTGACGAACTTCCGGATGCTTGATCAGCGCGTCAAAGAATGCGTCACCGCAGAGCGCCTCGACTCCCGTGAAGCTCTGCCCATCCAAGTTCGTGCCCATCGTGCGGATGATGCCGGCGCACTTCAGCCGCAACGAACCGTCCGCCACCGCCGAATCCAAATTCATGTCGATGTTGGGCGGCACGGCGATGCCGTACTCGTTGAACAGATTGAGCACGGTGCCATCGGCGTATGAGACGACTCCCTTGATCGCACCCACGCGCGAATATTCTTGCGTGTATTCAAGCGACTGCCCGGCCGTCTGCATGCGCTCCGCGACTTTGGTCATCACGGCCTCGGTGCCGGTCTCCTCACCGAACGGACGCACGCCCTGCACTTCCTCGGCCATCACCGCATCATTGATTTCGAAATGCGGCACACCGAGCATGCGCATAGAGCGCCGGGTTTTCGGCAGCGTATGACCCGGCCCGCCGCGCGGCGTCGGCGCAACGAGTGTGAGGATGTTGTTCTTTTCCTCGATTGAGACCACCGTCGTTGCAATGGCACTCTCATTGAACAGCCCGCGCCCGGACACGTAGCCGGGAACGAACTTCAAGTTATTGATGGCGAGCGTCAGAGGAATCACCCCGAAAGCATCGCCGCGAAAGATGTCAAGCATGGTCGTTTTTCCTCTCTTAGATTTTCGCCCGCCGCTCTCCGGGTCAGATGCGAACGATGATCCCTTTCGCCGCCAAGGCCGCGACGCCGGCCACTTGCTCGGCGGCACTCAAACCGCCCCAATCGATCAGCCGACCGTTGACCTCGCAATCGCGAGTGAGCACCGCGATTTTCAGATCATTGCCGGATGACGAGGCGCCGCCGTAAATCGCCAGAGCTTGGCAATCGGCGCCCGCTGCGGCCACGACGTATTTCGCCATCGAGTCGGTCGTTGCCTCCGCCGTCTTTTTGCACGGCTGCCCAACCTTGACCACGCTCGGGTCTTGAAACAGAGCGTTGTCGCGCGAACGCTGTCCGCTTGCTTCCGACAGAATGAACTCTGCCGGATGAGCGGTCTCATTCAGAACTGGATACTGGCTCATGGTGATTTGACTCCTTTCCTGCCTTCTCACTTCCGCGCGTTGATCTTGTCGGTGATTTTCTTCCACGCCGTCACCGTCGCGCCTTGCTGTGGACCGGCGTTCGCCGTTGCATGCTGCGGCCTCACATCTTGCCCGGTGCTCCGCTCCAATAGCTCTTTGCGCACTTGGTCAACCGGCGTGGCATTGCGCACGTACGCCCCAACCTTGTCGAGCGCACCGGCCAGCGTGCAAAGATCAGTCACCGAATCGACATAGGCTTTGTGCTCCTCAACCCCCTGCTTTTTCAAATCCACGACTTGCGCGGTTGCGGCGGCTGGCGGTTCAGCAACGACCGGAGCCGGCGGCTCTGCGGAGGTTTGCACAACCACCGGCTCCGGATCAGACGATGCAAGATGAGGCGGGTCGCCCTGCACCGGCTCTGATTCTGCCACGGCCCGAATCTTCTCCGCCGCCGCTTGCGGCAACAGACGGAGCGAAAATTTCGCGGCCATCTTGACCTCTTTCGTCACTTCATCGGCAAGGCCCAACGTGTGCGCCTCATCCGCGCCCATAAGGCGGTCCTCTTTCATGATCGCCTTGAGTTGCGCCTTGGTGGATTTCGAACGCTTCTCATACGTCGCGAGAATCGCCTTATCGATCCTTTCGAGGTCGTCTGCGATGCTGCGCATGTCATCGGCGTTGCCGAACACGAACCCGCTCGAATTGTGAATCAGCATGAAAGCGTTGGCCGGCATCACGATCTTGTCGGCGGCCATGACGATGTAAGACGCAATCGAAGCGGCGATGCCGTCAACGAACGCCGTCACTTTCGCCTTATGCGACTTCAGCGCGTTGTGGATGGCCACGCCATCGAACACATCACCGCCGGGAGAGTTGACGCGCAACGTGATGTTGTCCACATCGCCGAGAGCCTTGAGCCCGTCCAAGAAAGACTTGGCGTCAACGCTCGCCTCGCCCCAAAACGATTTGCCGATTTCGTCATAGATGACGATTTCCGCTGCGGCCGTTTCCGTCGCCGCCTGCATCGTGAACCACTGGCGCATGATCGTCTCCCTATGCTGCCGCGTCGTCTTTCTCGTCATCGTCTGCCGCCGCGTCGGCGGCCTCTTGTGCTGCATCCTCCGCCGCCTGCTGCCGCTCGGCTTCCTCGCTCGGCGAAAGCGGTTGCGTCGCTGCCGCGTAGACCACCGGGAACACGAGGTCCAACTTTTTCTCGCGCTCTCTGTCCGCCGCGATTCGCTTGTCGTTTTCTTCCGGGTCGTTGCCTTCCGACTCAACAACATCGCTGCGCGACTTGAACCCGGAATCGACCGCGAGCTTTTCGGCCTGCCGATCTTTCAACGGGTCCACCCAATCGTTCCGCTGCGGAATCCACCGCGTCCGCGTGTATTGCTGCTTACGCGCGAGGTATGGCGCGACCTCGATGGGCACCGCCTCCGCGAGCACCGCCGTATCGAACCAACGGCGCCAGATCGGCGCGCACATCTGAAAGACGATGATATTGTGCTGGAATTGCTCAAGCTTGCGTCGGTACTCGACAATCGAGCCGCGCAACGAACTGTAGTTGGCCCGCCGCAAGTCGGATGTGCAAATCGAGTACGGGATGCCGAGCGCGCTAAAGATGGCGAGTTGCTGGCGATATTGATACGCCTCATAGCTCCCGCCCACGTCGGCCGGTTCTGAGAACGTGATTTCCTCGCCCGGCAAAAGCGTTTGCATCGTGCCCGGCTCGAGTCCGGAAAGTCCGACATTCAATTGCTCGGCACTCGTGTCGATGCCGTCGATTGGAATCACATCCTCTGGCGATGGCGTCTGAATGAAGCCGGCGAACATCGCGGCGATGCGTTTGCGCTCCAATTCGGCGTCGTCGTATTGATCGAGGAAATACAGCCGCGTTAGTGCCGGCGTCACCAACGGCACGCCACGCATTTGCCCCGGCCGCGTGCACTTGAAAATGTGCAGCACTTCCGACGCCGGAACTCTCACGGGTTGCATGCCCGTCACGCCGACCTCTATCGGCGCATCGCCCGGATGAATCGGATAAAAGTAGTAGGCCGCGCGTTGGCCGATGAAATCCAACTCAATGCCGTTCATGACAAAGTTGCCGTTGGCGGCTTTCTGGTTCATGCCGTACGGGCACATTTCCGATTCGAGCAATTGGATTTGCAGCGGCACCAAATAGCCGTCCTCCATCCGCCTCGCGCGAAAGCGGATGAAACACTCGCCGGCTTCGAACAACGCACGCGCGACTATGCTCTGCATGCCGTAGAAATCGGCGATGCCGTCCGCGTCGCACTCGTCCGTCCAATCCATCCACAACTGCATGAGCGCCTCGCGCAAGTCGGGATTATCCGACATGAGAGAGGACGGTTTGATTCCGGTGCCGATCAGATTTGCCGCGAAGCTTTCGGAGGCGGCCACCGCGTGCGCGTTGTTTCTCAGAGCGTCGCGGCAGCGTGCGCGGAGCAACTCTCCGCTGCTCGCCATGATCACATTTGCGGTTAGGCGCGTCGGCTGCCAACTCTTGAGCCGGCGCCGCTGCCGCGAGCCGTCAAAATCCTCGTTGCGCGCTTCCTTGCTCGACCGCGAGACATACTGTCCCAACCGCTCGGCAGCGCCCTCGATACGCTCGGCGATTTTCGCCAAAGCCCCCACGTCAGAGTCCCTTGTCCGATTGCGTCGTCATGCGGAATTGCCGAACCCGCCCGCCGAGCCCGAGCAAATCCTCAAGCTCCTCCTCCAGCCCGGCGAGGATTTCGCGCAATTCCTCAAGCGAGCGGAACTCGGTTTTCTTGTCGCCGTAGGCGGCCGACTCCACGCCCGACACAATGACCGTCTTGAGCGCGACAATTTTGGATTTCAGTTCGTCCGCCGTGGCGCCGTTGACCGAAAGCGCGCGACTGCGCCGCCGTGATGGCACGGTGACGCTGCGGCTATAGAGATTGTTGCGGTTGTTGTAGCCGTTCGCCACGGGGTTGTCCCCCCGTTAGCTTCCGAGGTAGCTCGACCGGATGACCCGCCGTCTTGGAATACGCGCCTGATGCTGCGCTTGCGACGGAGTAAATTGGTCCTCAGAAGGTGTTGCCGGCTGCCTGCCAATTTCCTCTTTAGGCGATTGAGAACGGTTTTGCAACGGAATCCTCTGCACGTTCAAGAGGTAGCCGGCGGCGGCTTGCATCGCCTCGCAATCGAAAAAGTGATTATGCCGCGAGCGCTGCACCCATTCGATGCGCCCGGTCGGTTGCTTCAAGCGCGCTTCCGACACGAGTTGATGACAATAGTCGTCATCGATATCTCGGAACACGTGCCACCCGCCTATCTTGTCCTCTGGCCAACGGAGCCGCTCGTGCACCCAACTTTTCCAATGATCGGTATCGAGGCGAACCAAGTCGAGTCCGAACTTCGCCGCGCGCCCGTCCTTACGGTTGACCTCTATCTTTGAAAAGATGAGCGGCGTGCGCATCGGCGCCGACGAACCTTTTGTCGGCCGCACCCGCCGAGAGAAGCGCCGGCAAAACTCATACACGCGATTGAGCGGCAGCGTGTCCGTTTTGCCCGGTCGGAACCCGGAGTCGATGAATCCCAACTTGATAGGCACGCCTTGAATCGGCGTCACCATCAAATCGCCGAGCGCTTCCCATATTTCTTCCTCTGATGTGTCGCCGCGCAAGTAGCCGTAATTCACGAGCCACGACGTGGCGCGCGCTCCCCACGCCCGAATCACCCACGGTATCGACTGCCGTTGCACGTCCGCCGTCATCACCAGATAAAGCGCATCCTCCGGAACATCGTTGCGCCGATAGCTCGCGCGCAACGACTTCTGCTTTATCTCCGCCCATTCGGGAACCTCGCCGCCGCCCGGCGAGTGTAGCTCGCCGAACCCCGCGTTGACGGCCTGTTGCACCATCGCATCATCGCCAGACTGCAACGCTTCCACGTACATCGCCACGCGCTCGCCGAACGTGACGAACGGCGAGGCGAGACCGGACACCCAAAAAGAGAGCGTCATCCGCTCATGCGGAGCACCGTGAATGATTCCGTCTTTCGTGATTGATTGCCCCGGCGCGACATACCGGCCGCGCTCATTCATCGCTTCCTTATGCTCGTTCGTGATCACGCCCCCGCAGTTGGGACATTTCAGGAAGCATTCGCGCGCCGCTTCTAGCGGCGTCGCATTGAGCGGATATTGCAGCAAGTTGAATCGCGGCACGAAATACTCGCCGCACTGCGGACACGGCCAGCACCAATGATGCCGCGTGCCCTGTTGCCACAGTTGCCAAATCGGGCTTTCGATATCCTCGACCACGGCAACGTCCCAAAATATGAGGCCCGACCGCTCATCCCGTACCGCCGCGACTCGCCCTTTCTTTGGCGTCGATGTTACCACGGCAACGAACTCGGCATAGGTGTCTCCGCGCCGCTCGACCAACCCGAGCGGCCCGCCCTGCATGTTGACGTTCGATTTCATTTCATCGAACTCATCAATCAACGCGAGCGCCGCCGGGTCCGACTTCAGTGCCGCCGACGAACCGGAGTGCGCGAGACGAAACGGCACGCCGGCCACAACCTTGCGCGTCTTGGTCATGCGCTTGCCCCGCGCGACTTTCGCCGCGAGGCTCGGCGCACCATCGAGCAACGCCATCAATCGCGGCTCGAATTGCTCAACGAGGAATTGCTTGTTCGGCCCGACATAGAGAATCGGCGCCGGCTTCTGGTCTAGCCGCTGCCCGGCCACATCCAACATAAATTCCGTCTTGCCGGTTTGCGCGGCGATGACGAGCACGATTCGTTTGTGCGTGCCGCCCGATGCAACCGCGCGCTCCGGTTCAATTATGTACGGGGTCAAGTGCGGGTCGCGTGGCCCTGGCACTGCGGACGTTTGCGGATGCGTTCGATTCTCTGCCGCCCACCTGTCCGGTGTCATCGGCCGCGATGGGCGCGCTAGAAGCTCGAACTTTTCCCAAAGCTTTTGACTTCTCGGCGGCAATATCCGCAAGCGAGTCGAGGATGTCATTTATGGCCGTCTCTATTGTCCGCCTCAGTTGCAAGTCGCGCGTCACGCGCGCCGGCAGCCCCGACAAATTCAATCGGAGCACGCCCATAATAGCCTCAACCGTCTCAAGCGCCTCCTCCAATTCGATAAGGTGCCCCTCGCGATAGGCGTTGCGCAACTCAACCTCGCGCGAGCGAGCCTCCGCAATCCGCGAGGCGGCTGCCGTCTTTGTGCCGCGCCGGCCCTCATCATCGCGAAAACGGATGTACCCGTGCACGATATCGAGCAATCGATACGCCGCGCCCTTGTGCCCCGCGCGGCTGCCTTCCGATTGGAACCACCCGGCCCGCGCAAGCTGCCGCACGCGCTCCGGGTCGCGCATCAGCACAACACCGGCCATCGTCGCCCCGATCAGAGGCCCGCGCGGATGATCAAACGGCGATTCGTCGGCTGCCGCCTTGCCGGGCTTGGCGGTTCGCTTCCTGTTCCTGGCCATTTGGATACCTCATTTTTTTTGATAAGTCGGGCTTGCCATGTCCGTTCGCGTGGCCTATATGTAGACCACCAACGCGAAACGCCTAACACCGGACCAAGAAAAATGACCCCTGACGTTTTCACCTTCGGCGTCGAGTTTGAGTGCTACTTGCCCGTAGGTGGCGACCGTCATGCGCTCGCCCGCGCAATCTCTGATGCCGGCGTCGCTTGCTCGGTTGCCGCCTACGGCCACGTCGTTACCTCGCATTGGCGCATCGTAACAGACGGATCGCTCGGCGACTATTCGCGCGGCATCGAGCTTGTCTCGCCCGTGCTGCGCGGCGATGCCGGGCTTGCTCAAGTCGCCACGGTTTGCCGCATGCTCGCGCAATTCCGCTGCACCGTTTCGGACAAGTGCGGCCTGCATGTGCACGTTGGCGTCGGCCCGCAACAGATCGGCTATTTCAAAAAGTTGGTCCGGCTTTATCAGTCCTATGAGCCCATCATTGACAAGATGATGCCGACCAACCGTCGCGGCTCCGTCAACGCCTACTGCCGCACGCTCGCCTCCGTCCGCGCGGCCAGCATCGAGGCGGCCTACTCGGTTGCCGACCTCGCCGATGCGATCAAGCGCGCAACCGGCGCCAGCAAAGCCCGCTATCACAAGCTCAACATCGTCGCTCACAACACCTACAAGACCGTCGAGTTTCGCCAGCATAGCGGCACGATCAATTACACGAAGGCGCGCACCTGGATTCTTACCTGCCTCCGTATCGCCATCGCGGCCTCGCGCGAACTGCCGATCGCCAACACTGCCCCGGCCATCGTCAATCGCGCCAAGCGCGGCAGCAAGGCTTGGCAGATTGGCGAAATGCTCTTGAGCGCCAATGGCGTCTCGCGCACTGAGGTTTGCCGCGCCTTCAACTGGCCCAGCGTTTCCATTCCGCAGAAGGCGGCGGCTTGCAAGCTGGATATCTATTCGCAGCGTACCGGCCGCGAGGTTCGCTACTACGTGCGCCGCGCCGCGATGCAGACCAGCATGGCCTTGGATATCTCGCTCGCCGGCCTCTGCAACCTCATTGGCTCAACCCCTGATGAGGCCGACTATATGCGCACCCGTACAACGCTGCTCAACCCGGCCCCGACTCGCCCGGCCATCCAACCCGAGACGCACGCTTTCTGATAAGCGGCTCTTGCCAACCTCAACCCGATGGCCTATATGTAGGCCATCAACCCGGAGCAAAGAAAATGAAGCTTTATTTCGCATACGGCTCGAACCTCCACAAACGCCAGATGAAATGGCGCTGCCCCAAAGCCGTGGCCGTTGGCGCCTTCTTCCTCGATGACGCCAAGCTCGTCTTTCGTGGCGTCGCCGATGTTGTCTACTCGAAAGGCTCGCGCGTGCCGGGCGGCTTGTGGCTCATCACGGACGAGTGCGAGGCCTCGCTTGATCGTTACGAAGGCGTGGCCGGCGGCATGTATCGCAAGGTGGAAGTGCAGCTAACCGAGCCGATCAGAGGCCATGACACGATTATGTTTTACGTCATGAACTCGGAAGGCATCATGCCCCCGTCCATGGGCTACCTCGCGACCATCCGCGAAGGCTATCGGAATTTTGGCCTCAAGCAAAAGCCGCTCCGCGACGCGGTTGAGGCCTCGCATGACGAAAAGAATCCGTCTCACATCGAGCGGCAGAGGTACGCACGAAACGGGCGCCCACCTTTGGCAGAGCGGCCTAGCCTCAAAGGCAAAGCACCGCAGAAGCCCGCCACGTGCTGCACTCAACTGTCGCTCGATGTCGTGAGCCGTGTACGCAATGCCTTGTGCGTGTACGGCGATTGAACCCACCAAGGCTAAACGAAGGAAACACGACCATGACGACTCTCTTGAACCTCACCAAGCTCTTGACCCGCCAAGCCTCGTATCGTGAGGACGAAGGCGACCCCGACGTGGAAACGGTTGCGGTTAGCGTCGCTCGCGATGCTATCCGGTGCTTCAACCCGCGCAACGAAGGCAAGCCGGGCACCCGTCTGACTTTCAAAGACGGCGGCGGGTTCGCAGTCGCGGAAAGCTATGAGGCGGTCCGCGCCTACTACGAAACCGGCGTGCTGCCGGCCGGCGCCAACGTCGCGGCGATCGGCAACGCTTAACTCAACCGGGATGCTCCCGCTCGGGAGCATCCCCCCACTCGAAAGGGACTCGTGCCATGGGCACCACCGCCACCGCTACCCGCAAGCGCACCAAGAAAAACTCCAACCCCGTCGCCGAGTGGCGCACGCTTATGGGCTATTCAACCCGGCAAGCGGCGGACGCGCTCGGTTGCTCCCGGCAAGCCTTGGACGGTTGGGAGCAAGGTCGTCACCCGACTCCCAAGTACATCAAGCTCGCCATGGACGCGCTCGCGTGCGGCATGGGAGACGACGACTCGAAGCCTTCTGACGACGATTGATTTTTTTTGACGTGACTGTGACTGCAACCAACGGAGCAAAGACCATGACGAACACTCTCAAGCGTTTCCTGCAAGACGAGTCCGGCGCCACCGCCATCGAGTATGGCTTAATCGCCGCCCTCATTGCGGTTGCCATCATCGGCGGAGCCCGCGCGCTCGGCACTGCCATCGGCGACACGTTCAACAACGTCGGCAACGCTATCCAGTAGGCCGGCGCACAACAAACGGAGCAAAGCACCATGACACCCCGCAAGCCTACCACGCCCAAGCGGCGCGTATTTCTCAAGCTCATCACGCGCGACAAAGGCGTGTCGGCCAGCGAAGCGCGCAAGGCACTAGGCTGGCCGTCTATCAGTATCCCGCAAGTTGCCGCCGCTCTCAGGCTTGACACCTACAAGCGGCGCAACGGGCGCGAGGTCCGCCACTACGTCAAGGCGTACCAGCGCCAGCGCATGCTATAGCCGGCGCACAACGCGAACGGGCAAGGCGGCCGGGCAACCGAGCCGCCTTTCTCATTTTGGGACGAACTTATTTTGATAAGACCCTCTTGCCACGCTTCCGGGTCTGGCCTACATATAGGCCATCGGGCGCCGACGTGGCGCCCCTAACCCCGGAGCCTGAAAATGACCCCCGACTTCAACACCACCCTCGCCGCTTTCGTCGCCAAGGTCCAAGCGCATATCTCGGGAGTGCAGCATGCCGGCGACTATGGCACGGTGCTCACGATCGAGCGCGGCAACCGCTATATGAAAATCGTAGCCGCCCACGGCATGCGCGGCACGGATGGCCAGCGTAGCGTTTGGGGTTTTGTGGACAAGACGAACGGCGACATCCTGAAGGCCGCAACGTGGCGCGCACCCGCCAAGAATTTTGCGCGCGGCAACATCTATCGGGACGACAACAAGCCTTTCTCTTGGACCGGCGTTTCATAACGGCACAAATCGGGAGCGGCTTCGGCCGCTCTTTTTTTTGCTTTTTTTGATAAGCCCCTCTTGCCAGCCCCAATCGAGTGGCCTACATATAGGCCATCACAAACGAACCAACCCGGAGCCGAAAATGTACGACTTGAGCCAACCCAACGCGAAGCCCGGCAAGTGCGTCAAGTGCAAAGGCACTGGCGAATATAAATGGGGCGCATGCGTCAACGGCAAGATGTCCCACGTCGGCCCCTGCTACTCGTGCAAAGGCACCGGCCAGCAAACGAAAGCTCAGATCAAGACGAACCACGGATACAACCATTTCAAGCTCAAGCGCATCTTTGCCAGCGACTTCTAAACCGAACCGGCCGCTCCCACTCGGGAGCGGCCCCAACCCCCGGAGCCTGAAAATGCCGACCCCCCGCTTCCACATCGTCGCCACCCTCGTTGATACCGGCGAGCGTTTCTTTTGCTTCACTTGGTGCCGTGATGAGGCAAGCGGCCTCGCTCGCGCCCAAGCGTTGGCCGTGCGCTTCGACATGATCGATGCGCTTTGCGACTTCCGCGCCGAACCCATCCACTAACCGGAGCAACCTCACATGACGACCCCCAACCCAAAGGATTGGCGCCCCAAGCGCCCCGCCGAGCGCGCGGAGCCGGACGGCACCGACGCCGCCTCCGCATACGTTATGGTTTTGGGCCACTATGATTGCGTGTTCGTCGGCCCATTCACGGACGAGCCCGAGGCCGACGCATGGTCGCAAGCCGACACGTGGATAAAGGCGCGCATTGACGCTTGGCTCGCGGCCAACCCCACCCCGCCAGCGTCGGCCCATCCGAACTTTGATTTCGGCATCGTCTCGGCGGAAGGCATGCGCGCCAACATCCGAGAATTTGGCGACTGTCCGCTACTGCGCCCGGCCGATCTTGCGCGCCTCTGACTTGACCCAAAAGGAGACACCCGTGCAATACGTCTTGACCTATACCCGCAACGGCATCGTTTTGGACGTGACCGTTCGCGGCACCATGGAAGCCGTGGCCGTGCGCCTCGACCTGGAAGCCGCCGGCAACGTCGTCTCTAGTCAGCCACCCTTGCCCCCGACAAGCGATTTCCGCGCTTTCTTTGCGCCGCTCAAGGGACGCACCGACCACGGCTAAAAATACTTGATAAGACCCCCTTGCCAACTCCAACGCCATGGCCTAGATATAGGCCATGGCGTTTCGTTGTGAGGCGCCCCCAACACCGGAGACTGAAAATGGAAATCGCCGCTCGCAACCGCGCCCTGAAAAAAGCCGTCGCCGCTGCCTATCCCGGCCACAAAGTGACCGTGCGCGGCTCGCGCGGCACGGCATACGGTTGGGTACGCCTGCACATCGCCTACGCCCCCCGCAACACCCGCGAGGCTCAAGAGCAGCGCGCCAAGGTTTGGGATGTCATCAACGCCGCCGGCATCCAGATCGGCACCTATGGCTCCGCCGACCCCGGCTCCGATTACGGCCACGGCCACACCATCCACATCGATTTCGAGCACTGCCGCGAACCGGCTTGCCCGTACGGTGACGAGGCCTGGAAACATCACATGAGCGCCGCCGATTGGGACGCGATGCAAGAGGCGGTCGCGCATGAGGAAAGCCACCGCGCCGCCGCTGCGGCCATCGAGGCGGCCCCGGCCGTCGTGCCGGCGTGGCTGTAAAGGCCCCGCCCCCGGATTGCCCGGTGTGCTCTGCCACCGGGCGCATCCCTAGCCGCCTGCCTTTCCGCGTCAAGCTTTGCCCCAAGTGCGGCGGACGCGGAAAGCTTCACCCTAAGCCTTGGTACGCACCCCGGAGTAAAAGCAAATGAACCGCAACATGAAACCCGCCCTGATGCTTCTCGCCCTCGTGTTGGGCGTCGCCTTTATGCAGCCCCGCGAACCAGCACGCGCCGACAACGCCGCGAACGATGCCGCGATATCTTGGGCGATTGCCACCGTCGCCGGCTATCACAATTTTTGCGAGCCCGTGCCCGGCACGCTTGCCGCTGCAAAGGCTCTAATCGGCCTCACCAGCGAAGCGCAACGGATTGCTGCCGGCCGCAAACTTCTCCGCACATATGACGACCAAGGCCCGCGCCTTTGGTGCTCTCTCGTTAAGCCGCAAGTCGCCGAAATTCAGGTCAACTTGGCGAGGCTCGGGCAATGACCACCAAACAACAAGCCCGCGCGCTTGAGCGCATCGAGGCGCAAGGCCTCTACATCATCCGTGACGGACGGAGGTTCGCCGTGAGCATCGATGCATCTGGCGACGCGCCCACCAAAGAGCAGCGCGCCCGCTGCGCTTGGCACGACTCGCCCGGCATCGCCGCGCAACAGTACATCGAGTGCAACGCCGATCTTTTCCCCTGTGACCCGCCGGCACTTGCGCGCGCTCGGCGGCCTTTCGTAGACTGATGATATTTCGTCGGCGGTTTTTCACATTTTCGCCGCCGGCCGGACCACTCGATAGGTGTCCGCAACAACGATCGAGAGCCCATGGCATGAGACTTCCGGTCTTTGCGCGATGGGCACCTTTTCCAGCAAGGGAGAGCGGCCATGCTTCAAGTCAAGCCGATGTTGATCAAGAGCAGTTGGTTTGTTTTTTGGACGATCGTCGGCGCCCTCGCGTTGTTGGGTTTGGCGTTCGTGGCCGCGCATGCTGCGCCCCACCCCGACACCATCGTCATCGAGCGCCGGCATGACCTCAAGTCGAAGTGCGCCGCCGAGCGCGCCGCTTGCCTGCACCGCATGGCGCGGCGGAAAGCACCATCGCGTGCACGATGACTCCGCGCCTCTTTTGCTCAGTCGAGAATTGGATTCTCATCCAACGCGGACTCGATGCGTTGGCGGACCACGTAGGAGGATTGCCCATCGAGCAACTTGCCGAACTTCGCCGCTTGATCGCTCAAGCCAACAACCATCGCCGATTCGTAATTGAGGTCGAAAACGACCCCGGCGAACTTCACGCCGCTGCCTACGCCTGCGTAACATGCGGCCGGATTGGAACGCCTGCCGACTAACCGGAGCAAGAGCAACATGACTGGATCAAAAGCGTTTGGCGTCGCCCTCGCCGTCATCCTTTGGGCAATTGCGTTGATCATCCTCGCGTCTGCAACCCGAGCGGAGACGAAAACCGTCTACGGGCCGGACGGACGAGTCGTCACGCGGAGCACCACCGACTCGCAAGGCTCGACCGTCTACTATGGCGCCGATGGCAAGGTGCAAGGCCGCTCGGTGCCATCGAGCGCCGGGACCACGTTCTATGATCCCGCCGGCAAGGTGATAGGGAAGGCGAGCAAATCCAAGTGACCGGATGCGCCGCACCTACACCAAGGCGGAGAAAGCAGAAATCGCCGACATCATCGGCGGCTCTCTGGCGCGCGGCAAGATCGAGCGTGTTGCCGCGCGCTTCAACATCACTCACAACGCCGCAATCGGAGTGTGCTGGCGCATCCTGCACCCGCACGTCCCGAGCCCCGGCAAGATTGCGCGCGGCCAGCACAAGGCGGCCACGGCTGCCGCACTGGCCGCGCACATCGCCACGTTCCGCTACACGTCGCGCCGCCAAGACGCGGACCGCAACGCCAAGCTCACCCGTAGCGAGCGCCGGCTAGCAACCGGCCTCCGCAAAGCCGGCGAACCGATTTCGGTTGTCGCCGCGATTATGAACATCAACGCGCGAATCATCGGCGGCTATTTCACCGCATGGGACCACGCGCGCAAGCCGCGCAAGTGCAAGCAATGCCGCGTCCGCAATCTGCCGCCCGGCCGGCACCGCTATTGCGGCGATGCGTGCGCCGCCAAAGCCGTCAAGGCCTATGCCCGTGCCTACCACCGGACACCCAAGCGCAAGCGCGCCATGGTCCGCTACTATCGCCGCGTCAAAGGCACTCCGCGTTTCGAGGCCTTGCGCAAGCGGCAGAGGAAGGAATACGCGACCCGCGCGCATGTCATCGAGCGGCGCGCGCTTCTGTTCCACACGCGCGGCATCGCCCGCGATCGAGGCGTGCCCCACGCCCAAGTCTTGGCGGAGCTTGGCATCAGCGCCGGCCGGGTTCGTGGCGGCAAGCTTTTGCGACCACTCGCAAAAAGGAAGCCTCGCCGATCGAACCGAACCGGCAAAACCGGCAAAACCGGCAAATTTGCACAAGCTTGACCGCCGCAGTTGCGCCCATCATCACCGGGCCGGTGCACCCGAACCGTTCTCAACCCCCGGTATATCCACGGAATACCGCCGCCGTATTGGCCCCGTATTGGCCCGTATGCGCGCACGCATAGCGCCCGGCCACCATCCCCCCGGCGGCACCCTTCCCGGCGGCTGGCGGCCCCTCTGGCGCCGATTCAGGCGAGAATGCCCTTCCACTCCTCTGGCAACAGGCAATTGCCCGGCGCCCCCCGGAACATCGGCGCAATGTCCCGGTGCCCGTAGCCGGCCAGCCCGGTGCCGATCGCCGTCACCTTGAAAGTCAGATTCGGATGCTGGACGGCGTAGTGCAGAAACACCTGCACATAGCCGGCAATCGCATTGAGCGGCAGCGTCCGCAACTTCGCGTCTTTGGTCGGAATCGCGTAGGCGTTGCCCGTCCGCCCGTTGGCCACGCCATAGACGGCGCCGTAATGGTTGCGCGCATAGAGCGCCGCGCCCGCGCCGTGCCGGCCGGCGAGGTTTGACCCGAACACAAAAATCTCGGGTTCGCCTATGGTCGCGCCGTCCATCAGCAATTTCGCGGCTCCGATCAGAGGATAATAAAAATCGTTGCCGACGCCAAGCTGTCGCGCGAGCAAGTGCAGCGCGCCCGCGTGCCACTTGTACGGCGGCAACACGTTGTTCGGGTCCGTCAATTCATCCGTCAAAAATGGCTCGCGCACGAGCGGCAACTCGGGTTGCGCATTGCCGAACTCGCCGAGCACCGCCTCAATCCGGTCCACAACCGTCTCAATCGAGTTGAGCCAAAACGTGCACGCGGCCTTTTCCACGATGGCGTCGCGCACCATGACCAGCGTGCGCTCACACTCAATCACGCGAGCGGCAAGCTCGACCGGCGTTTTGCTTCCACAGCATGGGCATTCCCCGTGCGCCACCATTCGAACTCCCCCCAACAACCATCCGACAAGCTTCCAACAACTTTCCACGCGAACCGTTAGTGATCGTCGCGCGGCACGTGCCCGTCTAAGAATCGAGCCTCGACCTCGATGCCGTGCCGCTCGGCGTAGGCCTTGGCGGCTCGCATGCCGAGCGTCATCCCAAGATCGAGATAGAGAACCATCGCGTCGGCCACCTTCACCCACGCGAGGCCGGCGTTTATTCCAAGCTCGCGCTCGTGCGGAATAGTGTCATCCAAGATGCCCGGTTGCGTGAATAACAGATGCGAGGCAATCGGCGCCTCGCCCCGCGACACCGCATCGCGAACGGCTCGGCGTGCATACGCCACGTTGCGCTCGACCTCGCCCGCGTACGGCGACTCGATTATGACCCGTCTCATCACGCCCTCTCGATAACGTCGTGCGGCAACTCGCGCACGATGGCCTCGATGGCAACCGCGCGCACGTAGCGCGCCGGCTTCAACCCCCGTGCCTCCGCCGCCTTTTTGATGAGGATGTAATCGCTCGGGCCGAACTTCACTTGAACCACCGTGCTTTTCCGGTTTGCCATCGTCTACAACCCCCGTCCGCCGGCATGCTCGCCGTATGAGGCCCCGCATTTTGTGCAGCACCAAAATTTGCCCCGGAGCGCCAGCGACGGGCGCCACTTGATCCCGTCTCGCCACTCGGCGCACTGCCATTGCGTGCACACATCCATGGCAGTCATGCCTTGCGCGATTGGGTCGATTTCGACGGGTTTTTTGCGCCATCGAGCGCCGATTCGAAGCCAACCGGCGGAAAACCAACGGCTTTTATGTCGGGATTCAATATTCTCAAACATCGCGGTCGCGCCGACCC